TGTTATTTCTGATTGTTGTTCAAATTCATTGCGTGTAATTAAAACAATGAAACAGACAAACAAAGATAATCTTAATTATAAAGATACAGTTCAGTTAATTATAAAAGAAGATGGTGTACAAGGGTTACTTGGAAGAGGGTTAAAAACACGCATTTTAACAAATGGAATACAAGGTATTGTATTTACAATTTGTTGGAAATATTTTGAAAAATATTATTTTAATTAATATATTATTCAGATGTGATATATTGCATGTCTATTATATATTTTTTTTATATTTTCATAAATAAATACACATATTGTATATAGCACATATAATACCAAATAGTATTATAAAATCTGTTAATAAAATAAATTCAACTATAATAATATTATACTTTAATAAATGAATATATCTATAATATAATTTCGATTTTATAATTTAATATATTTTATAAAATTATATATATTAAATATAGACACACAATGGTAAAAAAACATATAAATAAATATATTTCTTTAAAATATTTTATATTTTTAATAATTATTTTAATTGGTTTATTAATTGGATTCAAAAAATACAAAAATATAGAAAAATTTACAATTAATAAAAATTATTATAGATGTGACGTTAAAAAATTAGGCAGAATTACAAATGAAATATTTAATAATTATAATATAAATAAAAATAATAAAAATTGGGATATATATGTACCATGTGGATATAATTATGTAGAAAAAGAACTATTATCAATTAATAATCGTAATAATAATAATAATAATAATAATAATAATATAAAATATATTTTTGGAATTAATGGATGTGATACTATTGTAAGTAAAAATAAAATATGGGAATCATTAGTTAGTTGTTATGGACGTAAACAAGCAGCAAAATATATGCCTGAGTCATTTGTTTTACATAGTTCATATGATATGGAATTATTTAAAAAACAATTTAATTCTAAAAATATTTATATATTAAAAAAGAATGTGCAACGCAAAGAAGGGTTAAAATTAACAAATAATTTACATGTAATTATGACTTCAGTAATAGATAATTATAGAGTTGTTCAAAAATATTTGACAAATTTATATTTAGTCAATAGACGTAAAGTCAATTTAAGAATTTATTTATTAATTGTAATCCACAATGGTTATAAAATATTTTATGTTTCTAAATTAGGAAAATGTATTTATACTAAAAAAGAATATAATGATAATAATTTTGATTTTGAATCAAATATTACAAGTTATAATTTAGACATGACTGTGTATAAAAAAAATCCACGTAGTCTTAATGAACTGTTTCAATATGTTAAAAATGATTCTAAAGATAGTAATCTATTAGCAAATAATATATATAATTTGATGACCAAATTATCAAAATGTCTAAGTAACAATGTATTTCAAAGTAACAATATAAAAAATACAATTTGTTTTCAACTTTTTGGAGGTGATGTTATTTTTGATAATAATTTAAATACATATTTATTGGAATTTAATAAAGGACCAGATATGATTCCACGTGATGAAATTGATAAAAAAATGAAATATACTGTACAAGAAGATATGTTTAAAACAGTTGGATTACTTCCGCAAAATAAAAATAATGTATTTTTTGAAGTTTATAAATCGAAGATATAAATAGATTTCATTCATAAAATATCATATTTCTTGTATTATTGTTAATAAATAATTTATTTATTATTTATAGGATATTTATATCAATCTTTTTATAATTTAAATTTATGATTGTTATTTTTTTTCATTAATTAAAATAAATTAATAAGTCATAAATTATTTAGTGACTATAAAACTATAAAACTATAAAACTATAAAACTATAAAACTATAAAACTATAAAACTATAAAACTATAAAACTATAAAACTATAAAACTATAAAACTATAAAACTATAAAACTATAAAACTATAAAACTATAAAACTATAAAACTATAAAACTATAAACTTTTAATTTTTTTATATTAATATAATATGAATAAAATAATAATATTATATATTATTTTACTATTATTATTATTTACTATTATTAATAATTCATTGAATAAACATGAAAATTTTATAAATATTTATGAAATTCTCAATAATGGATTTAATTCAAATAAAATAAAAGAAAATAATAAAGACATATGTATTAGTAAAAAATTTAAAAATTTTCACAATTTATTTTTAAAAAATATTTATTTATCATTTCATGAAAAATCTAAATATTTTGAATTCTATATGTTTAATTATAATCATAAGTTATTTATGAAAGTTAATGTAACAAAAGACAAAAAAAAATTTGATATTTATGGGGAAGATAATAATAAGATAGGTAGTTTAGTAAAAAGAATACATAATAAATATATCATTGATTTAAAAAAATTATATAAACATGACTTTATTTTTATAATAAATAAAAATTATCAAGAAATAAAAATATATAATGATTTTGAATATAATTATTACTATTTAAAAAAAGATAATAATAGCAACAATAGCAACAATGGCAACAATGATGATAATAAAAAACACAAATATAAACTTTATATTTTTGAGGAAGAAATAGGACACATTAATAATGATTTACAGAATTTTAAATTTTTTATTAAAGATAAATATCTTGATAAAATAAATTTATTTAGCTATGCGTTAATGTTTCTTATTATTCATAATAAAAATTAAACTAAGCTAAATCATTGAAAGAATTCTTCTTTTTTAAAAATAAAAAATATTTTTTCTCTTCGTTATTTAGTCCCCAATTTTTTAATATTTCATTTGAATTAAAATAATGATTCTCTTTTGAATATATTATTAAACTTATAAACATTAAAAAATGTACATTACAATTTTTTATATTTATTTTCATTAATGTTTTTTTAATAAAATTTAAATAATTAATATTTAGATAAATTAATATTTTTTGATTCATATGTTGTTTTTTATAGAAAAAATTACCAATATATATCTTCTCTTCTAAATTTTTATTCAATTTATTTAATTCATCCATATTAGGAGTAATATAAATCAAATATACATTTTTTTCTTTACTAATAAATTTATTATTAGTAAATATTACTGTTGGTTTATCATTATTTGGTCGATCATTTGATAAAATACTATATGTTATATTACATATGTTCAAATGAAAAAAATCTTTTAATTGTTGATTTTCAAATGAAAAAATATCATGTTTGTATTTATTTAATATTTTTGTAACATCGTAATATTTATTATATAGTAATTTATCCAAATAATTATCCAATATTATTCTATCATCATATAATGATAAATGTTCGAGTAATTTAAGCTGTGGTTCACTCTTGTGATAAAAATTACTTCTATTTTTTTTTAATTGTTCTTTATTTATTTTTCTATATTCATTATAATATTTTGTTGTATAGAAATCTAACCCGGTAATATAGAGATATTTAATATTACAATTTAATAAATCCATTATTGCAGATGTTCCTGTATATGGTCTTGTACCGATAGATTTTTCAATTGAATTATATATTTTATTATTTAATACTTTAAAAGGTACACCAAATTTACTTCTCTGAATATAATTTAATATATCATTCTTAAAGAATTCATTTTCAATTGGATAGGATGAACATAAAAAACTTATATTATTATTTTTTAAAATAGTATTTCCAAATTTATTTTGTCCTGGAAAATCTGTAATATTTAATGAATTATATAAAATATCTGTCTTTGTTCCAATATCATTTTCCATATTTTTAGGAATAGGTAATGATTTATTTAATCTTACTACTATATCAAATTTATCAATTAAATTACCTTTTCCTGTATTTAAAATTGATTCAGCAGGACCAACCAATGCTATTGTTTTATTATTAACAAAATTTTTAAATAATTCATTGTATTTATCCAACATTTGATATATTAGTTGTATATGACTTGTTAACATATGATTATTTGGATTCATTATCATTTGTGACTCACATTTATTTTTATGTATTCTATAACTTGTAATACTAATATTTTTCTTACAAATTTTACATTTCTTATAATTATCAGAATTACCATTATTATCCATAATAAATTAAAATAAACATATATAATAATATTTATATTATAACTCGTTCTAACTCATTCTAACTCATTCTAACTCATTCTAACTCATTCTAACTCATTCTAATACCAAATTAAATTTTAATATATTAAAAATAAAAAGTTTATAATAAGTATAATGAGTACTAAAATAAAAGAAAATATTATTAGAAGAGATAATACAAATAATGTGACATATCTATTAAGAATTTTTGTTGATAATACATATGAATATACAACATTAACATTAAGAAGTGGGTGTTATATCGTTACAAGTAAAACAACCGGAATATGCACAAAATAAATATTTTATTTTTTTTTTATTGGTATAAACCATTGACTTAAACTTTCATTATTTTTTAGTTTATTCTTATTCTTATTTTTATATTCATTCACTGTACTTTCACTACATTCATCATATTCAAATATATCATTCATTGTTATATTCTTGCTAATATTATTAATTTCATTATCTGGAAGTTTTTGATAAATATCATGATATTTTGAATATATAGATGTATCTATATCTTTATCATTATATTTATCATATTCGTTAAATGTTGATACATTCTTATAAACACCACTTTTTGCTAATTTATCAACAATGTCATTATTCATTGTATGAATATCATCTTTATTTGTATGTGCTCTAATTTTAACTAATCGTATGTTATATTTTCTTTTTATTTTTAATGCTTTTATTACTAAATCTTTATTAAGTACTTGTTTCCCTTCCTTCATATAATTATCTTTTTCGTATCTTTCACCCGTTCCATCAAATATATACATTGAATATTTGGAATCTGTTATTATGATAATTTCATTTTTTAAATCATCCTCACTTAAATGATTTACACATTCTAATATTGCTGTTAATTCAGCTCTATTATTCGTTTGTTTTTGATTTATTAATGGTTCGGATACCTTAATATTACGCATTGGTATATATATACCATATCCTGCTTTTGTAATACCATTTTTAAACGTTATACAACTTCCATCTGTATATGCGAATACTTTATTATCTGTATTTTTTAATAAATCATCTAATATTTTTTCATTTTTTTCGTCAGTTTTTTTTGAATTATTTATTTTTTTACTATATTTATCTTGAAATGTTTTTTGATTAAATCCATTTTTAAAAAAAATCTCTGCTTCATTTTTATTATCAAATTTTTTATAGATTGGGCCATTAAATCCATCAACTTGTTTCTTACATTCATCCCATGTTGCATAAATACCTGGTTTTACACCTCTATGTACAGCATAAAATTTCATTATATTCCTATTTATAATATCTAAAATTAATTTAAATCAATTTTATTTTAATAATTTAAATTATTTTTTTGAATAAAATATAATATTACTAAAAGTAGAAAATATATCATATTTTATTTCTTTTTTTAATATATTTTGACAATTTCTCAAACATGTTGAGAATGTTAATAAGTCAATGCCATCTTCAATGATTGAAGTATGTATTTCATTTATTTCAGTATCATTATTATACATAAAACTTTTATTTTCTTTAAAATTTATCAAATAATTGACTAAATGTTTATTTTTTCTTATATACGATAACATATTATTTCTACATTCTATGTTACTATTTCTATATTCCATATTTCTATATTCCATATTTCTATATTCCATATTTCTATATTCCATATTATTATATGGAATATTTCTATATTCCATATGACTATATTCCATGTTACTATTCCTATATTCCATGTTACTCTTTATTTATTATTTTTTAAATAATAATATTTCATTTTTTTTCATTTTTTTAATATATTTATAATATTATCAATTTTATGATTATTATATAATTATATAATTATATAATTATTCTTTTAAATTTTTAAAATCATATATTGACACGTGTTGTGTAATTGGTATAATAGAATTATTTCCACAGTCGCGACATTTTAATATATCACAATCTTTATTGTGTTCTATTTCTAAAGAATCATATTTGTATATTTCAAATATTTTACATGACTTACATAATAATATAATTTTACCATATCTATCTAAAAAATGAATTGTTTTAAGATAATTATTTTTTTTTTCATCCATTATATTAGGAATAATAAACTTATTTCTAATAATTATATAAATAATAATCAATTTTTATTTTTTACTTTTTTTTAAATTCTGATTTTTATCACAACAACATTTATTTTTTTTACATTTGGTACATTTTTTAGGGGTTTTATCACAACAACATTTATTTTTTTTACATTTGGTACATTTTTTAGGGGTTTTATCACAACAACATTTATTTTTTTTACATTTGGTACATTTTTTAGGGGTTTTATCACAACAACATTTATTTTTTTTACATTTGGTACATTTTTTAGGGGTTTTATCACAACAACATTTATTTTTTTTACATTTGGTACAGGTTTTTGATTTTTTAGAACAAATACATTCACATTTTTTACATTTATTACAAGTTTCTTCTTTAGAAACTGATGACCCCATTATAATTAAAACAAATATATTTTTTATTTATAAATATATTTTAATTATATTTTATTAATTTAAATATTAAAAACTATTTTTCATTTTATTAATCATAATTTATATATTACTATATAAAGTAGCTCCTTGATTATCATTGTATTTAACCTTTAATGATTTAACATTTTCAGGATCACTTTCATTCATAATTGATACTTTTGGACAAGAATTTGTCATATCATAAAATTTATTTCTATTAACTTTTACTAAACCTTCTAATACTTTAGAATTAGTAGATTCTTCTAAAAATACTATTTCTCCAATATCTTTTAATTGTGTATAAGGTTTTCCATGTTCATAAGCATTATTGAATTTTTCAAATTCATTATCACTTATTTTTAAATTAGTTAATAAATTTATATTCATTGCTTTTTCTAAAAATACAACTTTAAAACCAGGTCCAGCTCTTGTTTTTACAACATTATTTACAATTGTTCCATTAAAAGTAATTAATCCACCTTTTTCTGAATCTATTTTTTCACCAACAGCAATTTTAATTCCTTCAGCTTTATCAGGTCTTTCATTTGTTCCTGCTAAATTTTCAGAATCAGCAATAAATGTATTATTTCTAATAACAAAATCATAAATTAAATTAATAGTATCATTTTTCATAGTAGTACCATCAATTAATTCACTTAAAGTAAGAACCATACCATCTGTAGAACCATCTTCATCATATTTTCCATCTTTATCTTTTCTACCACCTTTTGAACCAGTAGTACTAAAATAATTATTTTCAATATTACAATTGATTTTAACTTTAGGACCATAAGAATCTAATGTTAAACCTTCATCTCCAACATCAGATACAGTATTTTCTAAAATATTTAAATTTAAAATACCATTATTTCCTACATTGATATCAATACCATCTGCTGAACCATTCAAACTTAAAATATTATTTTTTGTAATATTAGCAAATAATGTAACTGGTACATCACTTGGACCCGCAATATTATCAATAAATCCATCGTCACCGGCATAATCTTTAGCTCTATTTAAATTTACTTCAATTCCATCACATCTATTAATTTGATTAGAGTTAGGTAAATTATATCTTACTGTATTTTCAGTAATATTAATATATCCATCTTTATTATTTCTAACAAAAATAGAAGCTTCTAAATTAGTATCTACTTCATCGACACTTGATAATTCTATAAGATTATTTTTAATAATATTATATTGATTTTTTTTAATATTTTCTATATAGATTGCTTCTCCTAAGCATCCAACTAACTCATTATTTTCATTTTTAATGATATCACATTCAACTAATTCAATACCTCTCGCATATTTAGCTTGTTCACCTTTAGAATTAACATAGTTTGGGTATTTATCTACTAAAAATGGTGATGCAATTATATTATTTGTTACTGAAACATTCTTAGCATTTTTTAAATGTATTCTACATTTTAAAAACATACAATTATGAATTTTTAAATTAGTTATATTATTTCCTTTAAATATAACATTTTCAAATGATGTATCATTTAATTTACTATCATTTTTAAGTTCAATTTCAGTATATGCTACTTTATTTTTAAAAATTTTTTTCTTTAAAGATTTTATTTTATTTTCTAAGGCGTTTGATATTTATAATATTATATAATATATTAATTTAAATATCGAAAAATTTATTTTATAATTTAATATAAGTATGTAAGTTTATTGTATAAAGTAACATATATAATATAAAATAGAAATAGGCTATGACAATGAATGTGGATACTATTTTCTTAATAATAAATTGCATTTTTAATTATATGTATTTATTTTATTAATTTTTTATTTTTAAAGATAAATATATATAAATATTTTTTAATAATTAATATTTAATGATTGATATTAAATATAACGAAGAACAAAAACATTTTATAAAATCAAATATAGAAGATAGTTGTTTATTAGGAATACCAGGAGGTGGTAAAACAGCTTCTATTATTGGTAAAATAATATATCATTTTGAAATAAATGAAATAGAAAAAAATAATGATTTTTTAATTTTATCATTTAGCAGACGTGCATGTATGGATTTTATAGAAAAAGGTCAAAAACAAAATAAAAAATTATTTTCAATACGTAATATTAAAACATTACATTCTTTAGCAGGTAAAATAATTGTTAAAATATTAGGCAAAAGTTCATCATCACAAGATACGATTATAATCGCTGCAAATGATTTATTATTTGATAATAAAAATGACGTATTAGAAATGCATGAATTTAAAAATTTAAAAGTAATATTTGTCGATGAAGCACAAGATATATCAGAAATTCAATATACACTGATTAAAAATATTCAAAAAATAACAGGATGCAATGTAATTATGGTAGGAGATCCAAATCAAAATATATATCAGTTTCAAAATGGGAGTGATAAATATTTAATGAATCATAGTTCAAAAAAATATAATTTGATTAAGAATTATAGATCATCAAAACAAATTGTTAATTTTATTAATCAATTTAAGCCATGGGATTTATTAACATCTAATATGATATCTACAAAGACAGAAGAATATGAAAAACCTAAAATATTTTGCGGAACAATACCTGAAATCATTGAAAATATTATATTAAAAATAAAGAATAGTAAATATGAAAAAAAAAATATTGCAATTATTGGTCCTGTTAAAAAATCAAAGCCAATAAATGATTATTATTCAAATATTGGATTAAGTTTAATGACAAATTTATTACAAGAAAATGATATTCAGTATTTAAAACATTACGAAGATTCAAATAATGAAGAAGTTGTTTTAAATAAATTTAAAAAAATAGATGGTCATGTGAATTTAATGACTATACATGGATCAAAAGGATTAGAATTTGATGAAGTATATGTTTTAAACTTTCATGTGACAACTTTTGGAATGATGCCAAATGAAGAAAAATATAATGAATTTAAATATTTATGGTATGTTGGATTGAGTAGAGCATGTTATTCAATGAATATTTATATTGATAGAAAAAAATTTTCTTGGTTTGAATTAAAAAATTGTCCAAGATATTTATATTTTGCTGAAAATATGCAATTTAAATTATTAGATAAATTAAATTTTAAAGAAGAAATAAAACCATCTTATTATACAGTTACAGGATTATTAAATTCTAAAAAATATTTTGATGATAAACATTTATATGTATTTGAAAAAATAATTAAATATGAAATAATAGAAGAAGAATTATTTGATGATTTTAAAGGAGAACATAATATTTATGAATATAATGAGTATTGTACATTATATGGATGTTTTATTGAAAACATTTTTAATTTTTATTATTGTAAAAATAAAAATAAAGAGTCTGATTTTATTAATAAATTAAAAAGAATATTAAATAATACAATATTAATTCCTAAAAATATGATTCAAGGATATAAAATTTTAAAATTAAAATGTCCATTTATTGCGAAAGATTTAGTTAAATTAAAAGATTTTGATTTAATAAAAAAAACATTTAAAAAAAGAGAACAAGAATTATATGAACATTTAATGAATTTAATGGATAATGATTTTAATAAAGAATTCTTTTTAGATTGTTATAATGATGTAAGTTATTATTCTAAAGATTTTTTACTTAAATTAATAAAAAAAATAGAATCAAATAAAGCAAGTAAAGATGAAATAATATATAATATTTTTCAAATAACACTTTATTATTATCAAAATTCAAATGAAACAGCTTATTTATGGAAGAAAGATTTTACAGAAAATATTAATAGTATTCAATATTATATTGATAAAATAATTGAATATTCTAATGATATAACAAGTAATTTAACTTTTCATCCAATATATGAACATAATAAATTGCCAATTCGTGGAGAATTAGATATTTTAACAGATGATTCAATTATTGATATTAAATTTACATCATCATTGCATAAAAAAAATATAATGCAAATTATTTTATACAATACTTTATTATCACCGAATTTAGATAAACTATATAACTTGGAATTATGGAATTTTCAACTTGGTAAAAAATATAAAATTATTTTAGAAAAAGATAGATTTATGAATTATGAATTGTTAAAATTATTAAGTGTTGTCGTGAAAGAAAAATTACGAAATATGATTTTTATTTATGATTTAGAAACGACTGGATTAATTACAAATAATAAATTTATTGATATTATAGATCGTCATTTTGAAGAATTTGACACATCTGTAATTCCATCATCAGGATTAGTAAAATTAGAACATAATCCATTTATCCCATATGAAATAATGGAATTAACATCAATATCAAATGAACAATTGTTAAATTATGGTGATAATTACCAGAAATTTTCACAAGAAATTGATAATATTTTTTCATATTGTGAAAATCCTATTTTTATTGCTCATAATGGTTCAAGTTTTGATCATAAAATTATGATTGAAAAAAATTTAATAGATAAAAATAAAGCAAGATTTTTAGATAGTCGTATGATTATAAGATTATTTTTAAAAGATGAAGTATCAAATAGAAGTTTATTGAAAATATTTGAACATTTATTTGGATATAGTCCAGTCGCACATAGAGCAAATAGTGACGTTACTATGTTAATTATGATAATGAAAAAATTAAATATAACATCTAATAAAATTATAAATATGATAAAATAAATATTATATTATAGTAATGTTGATAAAAAATTTAATAAAATAGATTTTGATAATTTAAAATATATTTCATTTGCACAAAATTGTATTATTATAAAAAAATGAAACAAGAAAGATATGGAAAAAGAAAATATAGATTTGATGATGCTTTATAAGTTGATAATTTGATAATTTAAAATTAATAAATTCCTTTAATCTCCATTTCACTGTCAATTATAGTAATTTTATTAGACATTGATGATATATTATATTCGTCCCAATGTTGTATTAAATTAGATTTAATAGCTTCTAAATATTCATTTGATGGATATTCCATCCATTTTTGATTATTTTTAATGTATGCTATACTTTGAATGTCATTATTGTCTTTATCTTTAACTATTATATATTGTCTTCTATATAAATTATCCATCTTACTGAATGGATTTTTATTTTTTGTAGATCCTTCAAATTTATCTAATTTTACAAATTCGCTTTCCGTAAGATAAACAATTGACCCTTTAACCATATCATTTGTATCAATCTTAATTATTGATGCTACACCACCATTCCATTTATTGCTTTTACCAGCAAATATTAACGAGTAATTTGGAAGATATGCTTTTTGTGATATCAATTTATTATTATTCACTCTTTTTTTAATTTGTTGTAACGAATTACTTCCATAACAAAAAAGATAACATTTATGTTCATAATTATTCTTCGAAATAAGCATATCATCAGAAGCATATTTATTTAATATACTTGAATCATATAATTCTATAACATCTTTAGTTGACGATAATTTAAATTTATTCATTGTTTGTTCATTAATCATTGTTATAATAATATATTCAATTTTTTATCTCACAATTTTATCTCACAATTTTATCTACATATTTGGCTATGAAAGTATGTTCAAAACAAAATTTAAATTGTTTTCATCAGTTTTTATAAGTTGTTTTATTTCGCGTAAATACATTTGTTTTACATTTTTCAACAATTTTTTATTTTCAATGGACTTTTTTATTAAGTTATATTCATTTATTTTATTTTTTAAATTTTCAATAATATCCAAATGTTCATTAAATAATTCATTTATCTCAAATATTTTATTCGCTATTTCTAATTCTTCTTCATATTCATCTTGTTTTTTTAATAATTTTTTATGTAATTTATAAAAATATTTTCTATAATATTGGTCATTTTTTATAATATCTGTTATTTTGAATTCTGGATTTTGTATTTCTTCTATGTTATTTTCAATGTCATCTTTTCTATTACATTCGTATAAATAATATTTATAAATAGTCTTTATTTTACTTGACATGTATTATATATATAATTTTTTTAAAATTACTTTATTTATAATATTAATAATATTTCATACAATTTATTAATAAATTATATAATTCATCATCTATTTTTGTTTTTCGATTTTTATTTTTAGGTTTCGTATATATATCATCTAAAAAATTATTTAAATAATCGTAATGTCCCTTGTATAAAAAAATATATTCTTTATTATTATTTATATAATCATCTCGTGCTTCTTTAAAACAATTATTAAAAAATATTATTTCTTCGTCTTTTTGTAATAATATATAACCCAATTGTATATCTAATTTTTGAAATAATTCCATTTTATATTTTATATTATTTTCTATTTCAATTTGTTTTTCATGCATTAATTTTGACTCTTCGATCGCAGAATTTAATTCATCAATATATAATTTATCATAATTCATATTATGAACATTCATACCATAATTATTTATATCATCATTATTCATACCATAATTATTTATATCATCATTATTCATATCATCATTATTCATATCATGATTATATGGTTCACCATTGTATAAAAACGCATTATCATCTGGTATTAATCTTTCTCTAATAATATCAATTGGTGGTCTAACATAATCTTCATCAAATTTATTTATATTAACATCACTATAATCCCAAGATTCTAATGATTGTATATAATCATTATTATTATCATTATCATTATCATTAATGTCATAATTATCATTATTGTCATCGCTATTATTTATTTTTTCCATTTTAAGATTTTTAAGTATAATTGTTTATTTTAATTTAAATCAATTTTTATTGAAAAATAATATAATATATAAGTAATATGAGTCAAAGTTTTACTAAATTCTTTTTATATGCGGGTATTATCGCATTTATAATTATTCTTTATTTAATTTCAATAGTATCATTTAAAAATGGTATGCCAACATGTGATAATTATGTTTTTAATGTTTATTTGTATTTAGCATTATCAATTACATTAATTGGTTTATTTGCATATGTTATTAATGAATTTATTTCAAAAAATGATACAGAAAAACATCAACTTATGCCAATGAATTATATATATAATAAATTAGGTAAATATATTTTAATAGGTGTTATATTATCATTTATTTTTATTATAATGATGGTATTTACATCTAATTTTAGCAAAGAAGGCCATTTTTATAATCATATTATATGGGTATTATTTTTAGCGTCTATATCAACGATGATATTTCCTTATTTTAAATCCCAAGAATTAGCAGGAGTTGTAGATGATGCATTATTATCTACTTCATTGGTATTTATTTTAATGTCAATTATTGTTTATTCTTATCCAACATTTTTCAGTAAAACATATAGTTATGTTATGCCTGGCTTAATTATTGGATTACTTGCAGTTATTATTATAGCATTATTCAATATATTTTTTACAAAAGATACAGAACAATATAAAAATACATCTTTATATATTTCTTATTTTGTAATTATGTTATTTTCAGTATTTGTATCATATGATACATCTAAAATGTTTGAAATGGCTAAGATATGCGTTAATTATCCAAATTATCCTAAAAGTTCTATTGACTTCTTCTTAGATTTACTTAATTTATTCGCAAGTTTCGTAAATATTTATAGTAATTAATTTATACTTTTATATATGTATATTATAAGGTTATGCAAGAATATAAAAAAGTAATAAAATCCATGATTGGTGGTACAACATCAACAATGATTTATTTAAGTATTTCATATATTTTAGACTTTTTTATTAATGTTAATGTATCAACAAGTATTGCATTAATAATTGGTTCTATATGTAATTATTATTTTCAACAAAAAGCTATAGTAGATACATCTATATTAAGTATAAAATATGGTTATAAATTTATTATATCAGATTTTTTTGTTTTAGGTAGTAATCTATATGGTTCTTGTTATTTATTGAATCGAAAAAAAGATATAGTATCATATTTTGAAAAAATATATCAAAATATACATTACTATAAACAATACTATAATATTCTAATACGGTTAACTGTAACAGTAATTATATTTTTTACAGTATCATTTCCTTTAAGAAGGTATTGGGTTTTTTCAAATTAATACAAGTTATAATATAAATTTATATAATTATTTAGATTTTAAATTATCGTTCCTGTCTGTCCATGCTTCGAAAGCTTTTTTGTATCCAGAACCTTCTGGAGCATAGATTATTTCATTATATCTGTAATAATAAAAGTCCAACAATATCAATAGATTTATGAAACTCTTTTCACTATTCGCAATAGAAGCTGCTTCGAAACTATTACATGGACCACCATATTCATACAATCGCGTCGAATTTGTATCTAGAGCTGTTTGTAATGTTTTTTGCGTAATGGCGTCGTCAGGATGTGTAGGAATTTGTCCATATTGATAATATTTTCCATTTGACCATGTTGATTCTGAATCCTTTTTATATTCATCCAATACATTTAGCATATCGGGATGTATATAAATATCTAAGTCAATTTCTTTTTTCACATTATTGAACCAAACTATCAATTGATTCAGTGATAATTCCTTACCAATATGATGCGGAGGAGTTTCTGGTATTTTTGTACTCATTCTTACTTTTAATTTATGAAAATATTATAGTATTTATATTTAATATAAATATATATCAATTTTTATTTAAATTATTTATCATTTTAGATTTAGATACTTACTATTACATTATTTATCATAGTTATATATATATGAAATTAATAGATTCTACTAAAAAAGATTTGATAGAATTATGCAAGTTAAGAAATATTAAAAATTATAGTAAATTAAATAAAAATGAATTAATTATCTTATTAAAGAAAAATAAAAAAGGAGGTGAAACATTTACAACTGATGAATTATGTATAACTACTACTGTTACTACTAAAAATAATTATAATGTGATAGGAAATAGTACTGGTACATTTAAATGTGATGCACAAAAATATTTAGAAAAATATATCAAATCGAAACATATGCAAAATAATAATTCTATACATTCTATACAATTAGAAGAAAATAAACACTATTTTTTATATAAAAAATTTGATGAAGATTCTAAGAATAACAATAATATTATAACATATGGTACATGTTTGTCTAAATATCAATATTATATTAGTTGGATTTATGATGTACAATATCATTATTTAAAAAAATATAATCAAACAAAAATACCAATATGTATTCCGTATAAATATATAGATTTTGCCAAAACGATGGTCGATGATATATTTAATAATATGAATACTTCTTCACTATTTACTTATTTGACACTGCCAAAAAATAGTCTTAATTCAATTATTGTAAATTCAATTATTAAAAATAATAAAACTAAATCAAAATCAAATAATAGAAATACTATAAATAGTTTTTTAAATAATAATTCAAATACTAATGATAATAATTCAAATACTAATGATAATAATAATCTTAATTTTACGAATAATGATTTATATATAGTTTTTTATAAAAAAACAAAAAATAATCATATAAAATATAATGCGTCAATAGGAAATGAATCAGGATATGTAAAAGCATTAAAGATTGATAGAAATCTCATTATAAATAAAAATACTAAAATCATTAATAATATTTTTAATGAATATAAACAAACAATTATTAATGATTTTAATGAGAACAATATAGTAACATATACATCATATCGTGAAAAATGTTTCAATAAAATAAATTATTTAAGAATTATAATAAATGGTAATTCATATTGTATTAAGAAAGATAATAAGTATATTATTAAAATAAAACAAAATGACCTAAAAATTAATCAAGTTGTGATAAAAAATAAAGATAATAAATATATTTCATTACTAACTGGAATTACATATATTTAACTAAACCATCCAGTAATAGAATATCTTTCTTCTTTTATATATGGTACAATATGACTAACATAATGAGGTATTCCTTCTTCCGGTACTTCAAATAACATCAATGTATTAAATTCTGGTACATATGATTCAATTATTTTCGTTTTATCATCATTCATAAAATGTAATATACCTCCGTACTCAGGTCTCCATTTTTTTGTTAAACTTATTACAAATGCTATTTTTCCATTGCCTTTATCACTATGTGGACTTAAGAAATGTCCACCTTTGTATTTTGACATAAATAATGTATTTAGTGTAGTTATATTTAAATCAGTAATACTATTTAAGTAATCTAAAAATTCTTTTGATGCCATATATTTTCTTAATGTAAATTCCAAAAAACTGGGTATTTTATTATTCATAGAACGGTGAAATATATATGAGAATTTATCATTTTTAAATTTATCTTGTATTTTTTTAATTTGAATTGAATTTGCCTTTTCAAATTGTTTATTTATTTTTTTTTCAAATTTAATTGCATCGTGTCCTGTAGCTAAAACCCAATTTTTATCCATAATGGAATGTTTAAATAATAATTCAGCAATTTCATCTTTTAAAATATTTTGTATTTGTATTTTTTTATTTTCATTAAATATATTTTTATATTCATCTACATTGTCTAAATTAAAAAAAGATTCAATAGAATTATTACTATTCATAATACTTAAAATATATATTATTATTAAAAAATAAACAATAAAATAATAAGATTCTTAAATATTAAAATATTATTATATAAATATTATTATATAAATATTTAATATGGAACAACTAGCATTTTTGTTTTTAACGATTGATAATCCACATTTTCCAAAAATATGGGATTCCTATTTTAGAAATAAAAGTTCGAAATTTAATATATATATACATCCTAAATATCCTGAAAATGTTACTTGGAAAAAAAATAAAATTATAGATAATTTAAAAGAAACTGGTTGGGGATTTATTGTAGAAGCGTATTATGAATTATTAAAAGCAGCATATAAAAATAAAAATAATATTAAATTTGTAACAATTTCTGAATCTGATGTACCAATAAAAGATTTTGATACATTTTATAATAATTGTATTACTGATAAAGATTCATGGATTAAATTTATGAAACTTAAAAAATATAATTTAAAAGAAAGAATTGGAAAACAACCTTCTAAGAATAAACCAAATAATATTATTAAACATTATGCACGTTTTTGTTTAAATAGAGAACATGTGAAAGAATTATTAAATAATTATGATAAATTACATTTTTTTATAAAAATGCAAGTTGGCGATGAATTTTTTTTAAGTGTATTATATCCAATTGTAAATGTTAAAAATTTTGCTGTTACATATGATGATTGGGATTATATACATCAATTACAAAAAAAAATAAAAGATGAAAAGAAAAAAATATATGAAAATCAAGAAAAAACGGGTAGTAACAGAAGTAGTATAAGTAATAATTTAAAAGTATTAAACAATGAATACAATAAAATTTCTAAAAGTCCTAAAACGATTGTAAATGTATCTGATGAAGATTTAGATAAAATTAAACAAAGTAAATCATATTTTTATAGAAAATTTGATAAAAAGAGTAATATTGAAAAATATTGGAAGAATATTATTCAATAAATATAAATTTAAATAAAATATAGTTTTGTATAAATTATTTTTTTTACATTATATTTTGTATGGTATTCATTTTCTCTTATTTTTTATAAAATAATAAAAACAAAAAAGTAAAATTATAATAATATATAAATAAATATAAACATTATTATGATTTAAATTAAAATTACTATTTGAATTTGAAAAATTTTCTAATGGTATTTCTTGACCTATTTGTAATTTTATAAAATCATCATTCGTATTTTTTTTTAATACAATATCTATTATATCTTCAAATAATTTTGTAATTGTATGTGTATCATGTAGACTACCGCCATTTGGACACATTTTACTTTCTAAATTATTCATTTCTGTTCCTATTCCTCCATTATTTACTTCTAATAAATGACATTGATATTTTGTATCACAAATAATATCACATGCAAATAAATGATAATTTGTTTGATTAATATATATATGAAATAATTCTTTTTTAGATAAATAACCTAAATCTTTTGTTATTTCAATCATTTGTTTTTTTATTTTAGAAAAATCAATGTTATTTTTTTTCATAAGATTATCAGTAACCAATCGTACATCACAATATTTTGCTCCAGTTAAGTGACCCTTTAAATCTTTATGCTCTAAATTATATGTTATAGGGGCACATAAAACAAAATATTTATTATACATATATAGTTCCAAATCTTCTGAATGTGGTCTTTTTATCATTAAAATATAATTTCTAAAATGAAATTTTTTATTATCAATCAATAAAGGATTAATAATATATTCTTGTAAAACCCACTTTTGATGTTCTTTATATTGATTTAACCAATTAATAATATCTATATATTGATGAATTACAGTTATTCCTCCTCTTGAAAAATCATTTTCTGGTTTTAAAATATATTTTTGTTTAGAATAATTAAATTGTTTAAATTGATTTAATGAATGATTTGAATTTCTTTCAAATGGATAACTTTTAGGAATATATTTTTTATTACCTAAATTTTTATTTACCAAATCCACAAAATTATATTTATTTGCTAAACAATTATCTGCTGTTATACATAACTTTCCTTTTGAGTCTAAAAAATTATTTACATAATTTGCGTTTTTGTAATAAGAAATCTTACTACTTGGTAATTTATTTTTATAAGTATTATTTTGTAGTCGTGTATAAATAAAATCTGCATTATTAATATTTGATTGATTATTAGATAAATTATTTAATTTATTTTGAAGTATTTGAGTAATTCCAAAAGGATAATTAACATAATAATTCATATGTTAATGTAATAAAAATAATAAAATTAATAAAATTAATAAAATTAATAAAATTAATAAAATTAATAAAATTAATAAAATTAATAAAATTAATAAAATTAATAAAATTAAAAATTTTTATTATTAGATTTTTTGTAATAAATCATAATATTATGATTTATTATTAGATTTTTTGTAATAAATCATAATATTATGATTTATTATTAGATTTTAATTAATTCTTTAAAAATATTGAAAGATTTTAATTAATAAAAGACTTAAAATATACATTATATTAATAATAATAGAATGAGCAATGAATATTATGAATTATTGGGAGTATCCAAAAGTGCCGATAATACAGAAATTAAGAAAGCATATAGAAAATTAGCAATAAAATATCATCCAGATAAATCACCAGAAGATAAAAAAGAAGAATATACACAAAAATTTCAAGAAATTAGTGCTGCTTATGAAGTATTAAGTGATTCCGATAGAAGGAAAAAGTATGATATGTTTGGTAAAGAAGCGGCAAATATGGAAGAAGGTGGTGGAATGCCTGGAGGAGGTGATCCATTTGAAATATTTAAACAATTTTTTGGAAACGAAATGCCACATGGTATGGGAGGTAGTAGTGGAGGATTTCAACAATTTCATATGGGAGGAATGCCAAGAGGTATGCATAATATGAGTGGAATGGGTGGAATTCCACCAGGATTTAGTTCTCATTTTGGTAATAATTTTAATAGACAATTAAGGAAAGCATCAAATATACAAATACCTATTAATATTACATTAGAACAAGGTTATAAGGGTGGAAAAAGAAAAATTGAATATACTATAGATAATAATAATAAAAAAGAAAAAATATCAATTATTATTGAAATACCAAGTGGTACAGGAGAAACAATTCAAATTATACATAAAAAATATGGCAATAAAATGAAAAATCATGAAGATGGTGATTTAGAAATAATAATTCGAGTACAAGAACATGACCTTTTTAAAGTAAAAGAAAATCATCTAATTATAGAAAAAAATATTGAACTTGGGACATCTTTATTAGGATGTACATTTGGAATAACCCTTTTAGATGGTAAAAATATAAATATTAAGGTAGATGGTCCAATATTTGATGATGACCATAAAGTAATTAAGAATCTTGGTTTAAACAATCAACATAATAAAAAAGGACTTTTAATAATTATTTTTAAAATAAACAAAGATATTCAATTAAATAAAAAACAAAGAGAAGTCATTGAAAAATATTTTTCATTAAATCATTTTAAAAAAATAGAAGGGCCTATGATAAGTACAGAAAATATTGAAGATGTATTTGATAATCCATCTAATCATTCGAGAAATATGGATAATACAGGAGAAAATCAAAATGTACAGTGTGCACAATCATAGCCAATTTGTTTTAATATTAAATAATTTTTCTAATTTAGATATATCATTTTTAAATAATTTAATTAATTCATTATAAATATTCTGATTTATTTCTGTTGTATCATCGCTAATATATTCTAATTCATATTTACTATTTTTTAATTCTTTCAAATTTAAAAAATTATAAACCTTATTATATTCATTGTTCATATTTTCTTTTACATTTTCTGATATTAAAACTAAAATATTTTGTAATGGAAACCATTTTATTAATTCTTTTATTTGTTTATAATAATATCCTTTATTTAAATAATGTTTACCAATTGAATGAAATGTTCTATTTTGGTCTTTTAAATATTTTAATTCATATTCTATTGCTTTATTAAATGATAAATCTTCCAAATTATTTTTTATATTCATCTTCCAATGACTATATGCTCTTAGTACAGGATTCCTTAAAATAATTATTAATTTAACACATGGATTAACGCTTTGAATTAATGGGAATATATTTGGTAAGTATATTAAATCCGGTGTTTTTTCTCCTATTAATTTATTTTCTTTTGAATAATATTTTAATTCTTTTCTATACCATTCTATACCCTTTTTCCAATTAAGATCAAAATAATGTACTTCACTTATTGTTGGATTTTTATTATTATTTATAATAATATCAGGATGTTTTGATATATTTAAAGATAATGCTGTTGTTCCAGCTTTTTGAGCTCCTATAATAATAAAATCAACAGTTCTTTTAATAATTGGATATATATAATTATTTTTTTTTATAATCATTCTTTTATTTTTAAAAAAATGATTATATTTTTCTGGAAAATATATTGTACCATTTAGAAGACACATATTATAAAGTTTTTTTAAATCTTCTTCTGATAAATCTAAATCTTGAATAATAATTTTTTTAAAAAATGAAGGATTTATAGTAGAATATCTATATAGATTATGAACATCATTATTATGTATATAAATTTTACTTTTATTAATATTTATATTATTTTGTATATTTTTATTTTTTTTATTATTTTTATTATTAATAATTACAGTATCCATTATTATTAATTATATATTTTTTAAATTTTTTTTATAATTTTTTTTATAATTTTTTTTTAATATTTTTAATATTATTTTTGATGTATCATTTTTGATGTATCATTTTTGATGTATCATTTTTGATATATCATTCCACAAAATGTGATATCAAATAAATTATTTAAAACATGTAATAAATTATTATTAATTAATCCTATTTCTTTATATGATAATATATCAAATATTTTATTACAATTTTCTATAATAGAGTTTTTATTGAAATATATTTCATTATTTATCATTCTATGTGGTATATTATTAAATAAATATATTTTTATATTTATCGTTTTTAAACTATATGTACAACATATACCCATATATATATCAGCATCTAATATAATTGACATATCTCCAAATTTCAAAGTTCCATCAAATATATTTTTATCATATTTAATATATTTTTCAATATATTTATGTGTATCATCCAATATTTCTTTTAAATTATCTTTAATAAGTTTTATATATTTTTTTTTAATATCTATATCATTTAAAAATAAATTATATGTATTATCACTTAATATAGATGTATATTTACGTTTATTACTATTTTGTATGACATACATTTAATGATTATTTGATTATCTATTTTATTTATGTTTTTTATTTTATTTATTTTATTTATTTTATTTATATTATTTATATTATTTATATTTAATTATATTTATATAAAATAATCAATTTTTATATAAATATAAAATAATAATATTATAAATATAAAATAAGAAATATGACAAATATATTAAAACCGTACCAAAATATAAATAAAATTGAGTTAGGAATAGATGAAGCAGGAAGAGGATGTCTATTTGGTGATTTGTTTATTGCTGGTGTAATATTTTCAAATAATATTGATGAATTAATTAATGAACATAAAATAACAATCAAAGATTCGAAGAAAATGAGTAAAAAAAAAAGAAGTATTTCACAAGAATTTATTAAAAAACATGCTTTAGCATATCATATATGCCAAATTAGCAATACTATTATAGATGAAAAAAATATACTAAAATCGACATTAGATGGGATGCATGATGTTGTAACGAATATAAAAAAAAAAATAAAACCAGATAAATTATTAATTGATGGGAATAAATTTAATACATATTATGATGAAGATAATAATATTATTGAACACGAATGTATAATTAGTGGAGATAACAATTATTTAAGCATAGCAGCAGCATCAATTTTAGCAAAAACAGCTAAAGATGAATATATTGAAAAAATGTGTAAAGATAATCCTGATTTAGAAAAATATGGATTATTGACAAATAGTGGATATGGAACAAAGATACATATTGATGCTATTAAAGAATTTGGAATTACTATATGGCATAGAAAAACATATAGTATATGCAATGAAGAAAAAACAAAATTAAAACAAGAAAAAAAAGAAGAAAAGAAAAAACAAATTACATCTAAAAAATTAATATCTAATTATTTTGATAATACTATTTAAAAATAATGAATATAAGTAAATATATGGTTGAGTTTGAAAATTCAAATGATTTTGATAGATTTATAAATTTAACAATATATATATATGGTATTAATTTATTAACTGACAGTGACATGATTATGAATATGAATATTAATATTCAAGATATAAAAAAAAATAAAACAGATACATTTGATATTTTTAGAACTAAAATAGAAGATGAAGTTAAAAAATTTATTGTGATAAAAATGAAAGAAAATTATACAAATGTTGTTAAAATTAGTAAAAATAATAATATTTCATTACATCATATTATTCAATGCTTATTTATTAATAATAAAATAGATAATATTTATATTGAATGGAGTTCATCTTCTTTAAAAGAATTTTTATATGTACCAAATAATCATTATTTATTATATTTTGAAGATAATATAATGTTAAAAACATCAAAAATAACTTTTAAATATGCTTAATTTATAAATAGGGTTTTTTAATAGAATTTTAAATAGTAATAAAATCACTATTTAAACTTCCTTCACTTTTTTAATTGGATGATTCTTGGAAGCTTTTCCAAGAACATCTCTATCTTTAAAACAGAATGTCTTGTAAGACATAATATCTGTATATCTCATTGATGTAGGTACTGTAAGTAGAGCATCAAGTTTATCTCTTGAAAATTGTAAATTAGAAATTAATTTCTCTTCTTTTGAACCTTCAATAGGCTTGCTCTTCTCTTTCATTTTAATATCATTATCAATTATCTTTTTATCTTCTTTACCAACTTTAATAAGGTCTTTAATAAACTTCTCAAGATCACCATAAACATTAAATGATCTACCATCAGGCATTCCTTTTGAAATTTTATCTTTGTTGGTTTCTTTCTCATTTTTAACCCATTGATTCATAGCAGCTTGAATTGCAGTTGGTGAATAGTTGTTTTCTTCATTATATGTTTCTTTATTATATGTTTCCATAAATTTACTTACAAACTCATGGCATTCAGAAACTTTATTCACAGCATAATCCTTCTTATTATCAGAATCTTCGGATTTATTATCATCTTTAGATGCTTTAGACTTGCTTTTTTTATTTTCAAGCTTTTTAATATCATCTTGGTGTTTCATATCACTAATATATACATGAAAATCACGAAATAGTTTAGTGATTGATTCTGATTGCTTTTTAATTTCTGCATCAAACTCCTTAATATCGCGCTTTCCTAAAGTGTTATTATTGATAATGTCGTCCAATGTTTTAATTTGTCCATTACCAATAATATTAATAGATTCGGCTTTTTCTTTAATTTCTTTAATTTCTTTAATTTCATCTTCATTAATTTCATTACTCATTTCAATAGTATTAATCATCTTTTATTCTTGTTGTATTATTTTATATATTAAATAAATAAAAATCAATTTTTTTTTATTAATAAAAAATTAATAAAAAATTATTTGTTCATGATTATATATAGTTGTTTTTATTTGGATTTTTATTTGTTTTTGTTTTTATTTGTTTTTATTTGTTTTTATTTGTTTTTATTTGTTTTTATTTGTTTTTATTTGTATTTAGATTTTTATTTGTTTTTATTTGTATTTAGATTTTTATTTGTGTTTTTAGGAGATTTTTTTAGTAGATTTAGTTTTAGAAGGTTTAGCTTTAATTTTATTTACATAATCATTTGTGAAACAAAGATTTGTATAACTCATTACGTTAGTATAACCCATTACATCAGGAATATTCTTAAGTTTATTGAGTCTCTCAATCTCATCACGTAGATTTGAAAGTTCTTTCATTTGTTTAGAACCATCTTCAGGTTTAGCTGCTTCACATCTTTTAATTTCAGATTCAACTGTTTTAATATTATTAACAATAATTTTACTAATTGAATCCAGGAATGTTTTTAACCCACCGTATACTCTAAATTCTTTATCATTACCAAGATTGGCACTAATCTTCTCTGGGTTAGTTTTCTTCTCGTGTTTTACAAAATCGGTTACAGCAGTATATGCTTGATTTCTTGAAATTAATTCTGTGGTATCTGTTTTACCAAGAAAAGTATGTAGACAATTGTTACATTCAAGAGGTTTCTTTACAGCAGGTTCGGATACAGGATTAGATGGATCAACTACCTTTTTAGATGATTTCTTAGAACTTGCTTTTTTAGAGATCTTAAAAGCATTTGCTAGTGACTCAAGATAACTAATTTCAAATGTGTTAATTGCTTTATCCATTTTCTTTTTCTCTACAATAAATAACTTAATTTGTTTTTCATCAATAATATCTAATTTTTTAGAAATTTCATTAAGTTCATTAAACATATTAATAGTTTTATCCATCATTGAATAAAAATCATCATTAGATGTATCTTGATTTTCAGATTTAATTTCTTCTTTAACATTTTCTTCTTTAACAGATTCTTCTTTAACAGATTCTTCTTTAACAGATTCTTCTTTAATATTAGAAGTAGCAGTTTTTACTTCTTTAGAAGAAGATTTTTTTGCGACTGCTACTTTCTTTGTTTTTTTTTCTACGCTTGCGGAAGGGGTACTCATTATAATTATACTAATTGATATATCTTTAAGTCCTTTTATCATATTATTTTGTATAAAATAATAAGTTTTTTTAAAAAAAGAAGATATATGCCATTTTTTAATAAAATTATAATTATAATAAAATAATAAAATTATAATAAAATTATAATAAAATTATAATAAAATTATAATTATAATAAAATTATAATTATAATAATAATTTAAATAATAAAAATTAAACTTTTTCAAATTCTTCAAGTCTCCATTCTTCACTTTCACCATTTGGTAGAATCCTTTTAATAATTAATGGTATTTTTCTTTGTATTAGTTCCTCTTCAACAATATCCTTAATTGAATTAAACCCCTTTGTACATATTTTTGGTTGTGCACCAGAACTTAATTGTTGGATACGAACACCAATTAATCTTGCTCTTTCAAATTTATTTAAAAATGGAACTGTCTTCTTCTTAATATTTTTATTTTTTTTAATTATATCATCATAAGAAATTATTTTTTTATCATTGTTAGTATCAATGAAATTGTCAATTTCAAATACTTCATCATCATCATCATCACCCTCATTATCATAATCGTTATTATCGTATTCTTCTTCAGTCATATTATTTAATAGATAATATATTTTTAAATTAAAAAATCATTTTTTTATATTTTATTAAGAATATTTCCATTCTATATTACAAGTAGTGCAAATATAAGTTAATTTTAATGAAACATTATCTTGTAAAAATACTGATTCACTGATTATATCATTTTTATTTGAATCACAATCTTTATTTGGACACTGTTTTTGAATTGTTCTTGGAATACTATTATCATATATCAAGAAATTATTATTATTTGAAACATTAACACTTTTATTTTTAAAAACTTTTTTCTGAATTACTAATCCATCATAAATTTCTTTAAATCCGCAATCTTTACAACTTTGATATAATTTATCATCCTCTTCTAAAGGATATAATTTATTATCACATTCTTTGCAAAAATTCATTTCTATATTATCTTATAACTTTTATTTTATATATTTTTCATTTTTTATTTTTTTTTAAATAATTATAATTTAATTATTTTGTAATACATTTATAATATTATTAAATAATTATAATTTAATTATTTTGTAATACATTTATAATATTATTAAATAATTATAATTTAATTATTTTGTAATACATTTATAATATTATTAAATAATAAATTACACCCTTGAAGATTTAAAACGCCTGTTATTATATTACAAACTATATAAAGGAATACTACTAATCATAGTAAGCAATAATGAAGAATAATGGGGTTGCTTCTCCTGTTTTACTGGATTTAGGTGATGTGCGTGAGCGATAAAAGCAAAAAGAATCGTATATCAAATACCTACTCATTTCGTCCTCCACCAATAAAGTAAATAAACCTGTATGCGATTAAGGAAGTGGGTCGCTGATACTTAAGTTGGATTTACAGTTGGACCATCGTAGGGTGAAACTCCTTACTATTGATTTTACCGGGTTCAGACCCAAACCCTTGTTAGTTAAAACGGCGTTTTAAATCTTCAAGGGTGTAAAATAACCGTTCGAATCCCTCTTATAATATGTCCTTTATTTTTATAATATTGAATTTTTATATCATAATTCATATAATTTACACTACCTATACTATAATCTAATTAATTAATGATCTTTTATAAATAAATCTAAATTTTCTTGTGAAATATCTCTTATATTAATTCTTTTTGCGTTAGACCCGTTATGAAAATTTACTGTTAAAAAATAGTAAGTTATTTTTTGCTAAAATAATTATTTAAATTTATTTAATAATTATTAATAAATAATATAATAAAAAAATAATTTGTTATTAAGTGATTGCGTGATTATATTATATTAAAATATATTCTTTACAATATCATTAAAAAACATATCTCCATGATTATCTATTTTTGTATGAATTTCTGTATCAGGGGTTCCATTTACTTCTAAAATAACATCTTTATTTGGTATAAATTCCTTGGATATATCGTTAGATATATAATCTAACCCATAACAATTAATATCTAATATTTGTCCTACTTTTAAAAATAAATCAAGATTTTTTATAGGTATTGAAGAAATTTTTATTCTTTCTAACACAGCACCATTATGCATATTAATAACATTCGTTATATATAATTTTTTATTAGATGGTAAAATATCATTTAATGTATAACCTTGTTTTTCCATATAATTTAAACTTAAATTCTTAGTTCTAAAAAGACCATTTTCTTCCATTTCTTTATTTCTTTTATTAATTAAAGATTCAACATTATCATATCCATTTCCAATAATAAATGGTTTATCTCTTTTAATTACATCTATATTTTTATTATTAAAAACAAAAATACGATATACACTTCCTTCTATAAAATTTTCTATCATCATAGTTTGATAACCTTTTTTTTTAAATATATCAAGAAATGTAATAAATTCATCATATGTATCAATTTTCTGAACATCAATCCCAAATGTACCATTAATAGGTTTAATAATAAAAGGATACATAATTTTATTTGTTTCTAAAATATTTAATATTTTATTTAAATTATCTACTACATTAATAACTACAAAAGAAGGTACAGGAATATGATTTTTTTGAAGGATTGATGATGTAGAAACCTTGTCTTTAACAAGTTTTACAGAAGGTATTTTATTAAAATGATATTTATAATTTTTAGTTTTACAATCTTTATTCTCGCAAAATGTTATATTTTTAGCATCATTATATTTGTAATTATATTTATCTAAATTATTAAAAAAATACTTTGTTTTTAATCCCGTATATTTTTCAGTTATATTCATTAAAGAATTAACATAACTGAAAATAAAAACAATTAAAAATAAATAAAATATAAAATGAGTATCTTTTATAATCATATTATATATGATTATAAAAATATTAAATAATTGTTTATATAAATTAATAGATATTCTATCTATATAGTTAATTGATAGTTTGTTAATTATTTACACATATGATATTATATCAAATTTTTATAATTTAAAAATAGTTTATTTATTAAAATAATAATAAATTTAATTTTATTCATTATATGTTCTTCATTATATGTTCTTCATTATATGTTCTTCATTATATGTTCTCCATCAGATATTCTTCATTAGATATTCTTCATTAGATATTCTTCATTAGATATTTTTAATTTAAATATTTCGTAATATTTTTTTAATTCTTCATAATTTAGAAATACATTCATACCATATGCAGATGCTCTAACTTCTACATTTTCATTTTTACATAAATTATCTATGCTTTCATTATATTTATCTATATTTATCTTATAATAATCAAGTATATTTTCTTTAAATATAATAACATTTTCATTTTGGCTATTAATTTGATCTATTAATGCTACTTTAAAATTAGCAAATTTAATTACATCTGTATAACAATCTATAATTTTTTTATCTGATGTTTCAAATCCAGGCTCATTCCTTAATGGCTCTTCGTTAAATACTAATGCTTGTATAGCAACAAGTATATTTGATACTGTATTTGTTGGCACCCATCCTGGTCCTTTCCACGTATTTAACATAGAAAGACAAACTTTACCATTTGTATATAAATTTGGATTAAATCTTATTTTAACAAATTGTTTATTTCTATCAAATAAACTTCCCTGTGTATTATATTTCATTACAGGAGGCGTCATTGGATAATTATCTGGATATGTTAAATCAAAAAAATAAAATCCATGTTCATATGGCGTTCCTTCTTTTCCTATAAACATTACATTAATGTTAGTAACATTTGTATCATCATAATTAAAATAGATTCCACTTTGTTTTAATATATCTTTCGAATTTTCCAATTCCTTAATTTCATTTATTATTCTTTTTAATTTTCTTGCACTCATTGATATTATAATATTATGATATTATGATTTTAAGCTGTATATTCAATTATTTTTTAATATATAATTTTTAACAATGATGAAAATTATTAATAAAATATTTTATTTATACTTAAAATATACATTATAATTATAATTACAATGTATGAAATGGAATCAAAAAAACGAAAATATTTAGATTATAATATTAAAAATATTAAAAATAAAAAAATTAAAGGAAGTACAGAAGAAACTGATGAAGAAATTGATGTATCTAATCTTTTAGAAACATTTGGTGCTTCAGCAGCTTCTTCTGGTGTTAAAGAAAAAAATAAAAAGATTGAACGTGAAGCAAATCATATTTACTTTTATAGTGAAGTAAATCGTGATACAATTTATGAACTAATATCACTAATTAATGAAATTGAAGAAGAAAATATTGCTTTATCATTTAAAATGAAAATTGATCCAATTCCTATTTATTTACATATTAATTCATACGGAGGATGTGTATTTTCTGCATTTAACGCTATTGACATTATTGAAGCATGTCAAGTCCCCATTTATAGTATTATTGAAGGATGTGCTGCTTCAGCTGGTACTTTAATATCTGTTGTATGTGAGAAAAAATTTATTAGAAAAAATTCATATATGTTAATTCATCAATTAAGTAGTGGATGTTGGGGTAAAATGTGTGAAATTGAAGATGAAATGGAAAATTTAACAGATTTTATGGATAGAATCAAAAGTATTTATATTGAACATACAAAAATTCCAAGAAAACAATTAAATGATTTACTTAAACATGATTTATGGCTAAATAGTGATAAATGTTTAAAATATGCATTAATAGATGAAATTATGTAATATATAATATGGCTGTAATAAATTAATAAAAAGGATACATAAAATCAAAACAAAAATAAAAATTGAATTATAACTTAGTAATAAATATATACATATAATAAAAATAATATATTTATTTAAAAATGAATGTTTTTAGTAATGAAAAAAAAATAAAATTATATAATAATTGCTATATTACAAATAATAATTTTGCATATAAATTTGATACAAATAATAATCCTGATGATGAATTAAAAGTTTTTAATTTTGTACCAACGTATGATAGTTGGTGTCTAGGATGTCCTAATAAAAATGCACAATTTAGATGTAGTAAATGTAAATCAGTTTATTTTTGTAACAAAGAATGTCAAAAAATTTGTTGGAAAATTCATAAAAAACATTGTCAACGAAATTTATTTGAAGTATGCTCTTTTTGTTGTTCAAAAAGTCCTAAATTAAAATGTGAAAAATGTCCAGTAAAATTTTGTGATGAAACTTGTAAATCTAAAATTTTTAGAGAACATAAAGAATTTGATTGTGATTATTTTCATAAAACTTTTGGAGAAAAATATCTTGATTATGATTAATTCAATCTAATATTTTTTAATTTAAAATTATTTAAAATTAATATTTATAAATAATTTATGGAAAAATAACATACTATTTGTATAAATTTTCCATCATTATTTCAAACTACGAATACATTAGTATATTTTTAAAAAAAATAGATTTAAATACTTTTTAATAATATAAAGAAAAATGCCAACAAATAAATTAAAAGAATGTAAAAAAGCAATACAAAATAGCGATGCTATATTAGTAGTAGCGGGTGCTGGAATGAGTGTTGATTCAGGTATATTTACATATAGAGGCAATAATGGTATTTGGGAAAAGTCTATTAAAGTAGGAAATGAAATGTATAGATATAGTGAAATATCAAGCTTAGATATGTGGAAAAATTATCCTGAATTAGCATGGGGATTTAAAGCTAATTTTTATAAAATGATGACTGAAAATAAACCACATGAAGGTTATTATACATTATTGAATTTTATGAAAAATATAAATAATAATTATTTTATTTGTACATCAAATATTGATAATTATTTTGAAAGAGCTGGTTTTGATAAAGATAAAATATTTGAGGCACATGGTAGTATGAAAATGTATCAATGTATGGATAAAAAATGTACATTACATAATGGTGCAATTGATGCATCAAAAATACCATTTCCTCCATTTAATAGTGAAACATTTGTAGCATGGAATTTACCAAAGTGTCCAAATTGTGATAAAATATTAAGACCAAATGTAAGCATGTTTGGTGATTATGATTTTTATGAAAAACCATATAATTTTGCTAAAAAAAGAATGATGAATTGGTTAAAAGAGATTAATGATAAAAAAAAGAATTTAATTATATTAGAAATAGGATGCGGAATTAATCCACATTCATTAAGAATTAATAATAATATACCATTAAGTAAAGAATTTAAATTACCAATTATTGAAAAATATATTCATATTAGACTTAATCCTGAAGATGAAGATAATCAAGATGTAATACATCTTAATATTGGTGCTAAAAAAGGATTAAAAAGTTTATTACACAATTAATAACTAATAACTAATAACTAATAATTACATATTTTGAAGATTTTTTATGGATAATTCAAATTAGTCACATTTTCTTTATTATAATATATATTGATAAATTTTTTAACTTCATCAATACTACCATAACATACATTTACTCTTTCTTCTAAATTATCAATTACTTTATCACTTGATATTTCGTCATGCAATTCATTTTCATTACAAATAAAACTTTTACCACCAGCAGATTCAATTATTAATCCTATTGGAAGAATTTCATATATTAATCTAAGTTTAGCTTTATGTTTATCACTTGAAAAATTTGTAAATACACCAGTTTTTTTAATCAATATATGATAAACATCGGGAACTAATCCTCCACTATAACGCAATTTATATTTATTATCTAACCAAAAATCATGAACTCTTTTATAATCAGTATTTTCCACTGTTGCGGCTAAATTACCTGGAGAATAATATTTTTCTTTTTTATCAATCAAAAAAGAAGGATTTGTCATATACCATCCATTTTCACTCATTGTTATTTCTATACATTTCTTTTGTTTATCTCTTGTAATAGTATCATTAAATGATAATACTATTATTGTTTTGGGTCCATAAATAACCATTATTGAACATACTAAATCTTTACATTTTTGTCCAATTAATCCTTTTCCAGACCATATTCCACATATTGTACCTATCGCAAAATTACATCCAACTATACTTGAACCATCAAGTGGGTCAAAACCCATTGAAAATCCTTCATCTTCTTTAAGATTCCATTTATTTACTTCTAAACAATCTATTTCTGTTGGTGATTCTTCTGATGACCCAATATGTACTACATTTGATTCTTTTAATGCGTTAAATATCATCTCATCTGTTCTAATATCAATATCTAATTGGCTTTCGCCAAAACTATTATGTGTCCCAATTGTTGTACATGAACATTCATTATTTCTTAAAGCATCTGATATATTCCTAAATGATACAAATAATTTTTCAATTAATATAATCAATCTTCGATTATTTTCTTTTGTATTTAATAAATTATCTAATTGTGATAATATTTGGTGATGCATTTATATAATTACTTGATAAAATAAAATTTTATAAATAAAAAATTTATAAATAAAAGTAATAAAATAAAATGAAATCAATTTTTATTATTGATAATATAAAAAAATTGAAACTATTAAAGTTAAAAATATTATAGCCATTTATCAACAATGACAGATTCAGTACCCAAGCCAACTATTCAAGACCATGATAATACATATGAGCTTAACAGAGTAGATGATGAATTTGGAAATCATTTCATAATAAAAGGAACTATTTTAATTAATCCAAAAGTTCCTTTTACGATCACTTTAAGTGGATTAGAAGAGCTTGATAAAGATAGTTTAACAACAATAGTACATCCTGATCTTTTAAAACATCAACCAAATAGAGTTGGTGATAAGGTTATTTATTTTCCAATAAATTCAAAGTTGGATGTTTGTATCCATATTATGCAAGAAATTGATGATGATTTCATTAATAATGTACGTAAAAATGTTAATTTACCTCCTTTAATAAAGGATGAAATTAAGGATAAACATGGTTGGTTAGCATGTAATGCTTATGAAGTTATTGGTAAATCTAATAATTCAGTAAAATCGTAATGTTTTAATTCATGGAGTGATTTGTTGTAAAAATGAATGCGGTTATTTGAATAGAGATGTTAATGGTTCTACAAATATTTATAAAATTTCTTATAATGTGATAAATAATAAAGAAAGACTAAATTATTTATCAAGAAGAAAGAATACTAATAAAAATTGATTTTTATATAATTACTTGATAAAATAAAAATCGATAGTTATTAAATAAAAATAATATTAGTTAATAAATATTTGTAACTTAAAAATAATAAATTAATATGTCTGTCTTGAAAACTCATAACAAAAGTAAATTCTTAAAAAAGAATTGTAGAGGCCTAAATAATTTTTCACCTCATAAAAATAAAAGACTCCTTGAATTAGCAATATCTAAATCATTGCGCAATGCATATATGAATTATCCATTGATTATAGCAATACACTTAGGATATGAAGATGATATTCTTGAAAATTTTAGATTTATTTCAACGAAATTTGTTACACAGGAAGAAATAACTAAAAATGAGGTTGATTCATTAATATTGGAAGCAATGTTTCATGATGTTAATATAGCATTTAATAACTTAAAACCATTAAAGAAATAATGTATATAAAATACATAATTATAATACGTAATAAATATTTATTCTTCTTTATCTTTATTTTCTTTCATTTGAATTAATATTTCTCGAACACTATCTTTGATATTTTTAACATCTGGAAATAAACTTTCTAATTTTTCTGTATTTAAATAATTATTAGAACGTCCTGATGCTAAAATAGCATTTTGTTCATCAATTGTAAAATTTTTCCATGTAAAATCTGGATCTACTATTTCTTTATACATTTCTAAAATCTCATTATGTGATATTAATCCTGGATTTGTTAGATTTACTGACCCTCTTACATCACTAATAGCCATCTTAATCATTAATGGAATTAATTCATTTAATACAGTCATTGAATTTGGTACTGAACATACTTTTTCATATGTAGTAATTTTTGTAATAAAATTACGTTTGTTAAATTCATCCGTAATTGGCATACGTATTCTAACATTTAATACACTATCATCAATTAAATGCATTAATTGATCTGTAAAACCTTTTACAATTGAATACGATGAACCAAAAAAGTTAGGTTTAGAATCTTCTGTAAATCCTTCTTCTTCTTTACCAAATGGATGATTTTCATCAAATTGAAAAATACATCCTGTACCCAAATAAGTAAAATGGAAATTATGTTTTTTAGCTAATATACCTAATACCATTGGTGAAAATAAATTATCACGAACATTTTCGAATACTTTTCCTGGTTTTTCTAAAAAGTCAATTGTTCCAATATATTCGCCTTCATATGTTCCATGTGTTCTTCCAATTAGAGAAATTATATGTGTTGGGTTTTTTTCTATAATTTCTTTTTCTACTTGTTCGATATTTTCAACTCTTGAATTTCCTTCTTCAACTTCATAATCATTATCTTTAAGATATTTATAAACTTTTCCACCTATCCATCCTTTTGTTCCATATACTAAAAATTTCATTATATAATAAATATAATAAAATAAAACAATAAAAAATACGATTATTATTTTTATAAAATTTAAAAAAAATAATAATTTTTATTTTTTTAAGCAACCATTTTCATCTTTATTTGATCATGATGATTATAATCATTTATCTTAAAATCGTCTATTGTATAATCATTAATATTTTCTCTTTTATTTAATATTGTTAATGTTGGAAAATCATATGGTTCTCTTGTAAGTTGTTCTTTAATAATATCTAAATGCTCTTCATAAATATGACAATTACCCATATAATGAATAAATTCATAAGGTTCTAAATCACAATGTTTTGCTATTAAATGTGTTAAAAATGAATAGGACGCTATATTAAATGGTGTCCCAAGTGAAATATCATTTGAACGTTGATATAAACTACAACTTAATTTATTTCCGTCTATAACATTAAATTGAAATAATACATGACATGGTGGTAAAACACCTTCATCCATTTGACATGGATTCCATGCTGTTATAACAAGTCTCCGTGATGTTCTCTGATCTGGATCTTTTAAACATTCTATTACATTTTGTAATTGATCGACACCACTATCTTGATAATCATGACTACATCCTTGATAATCAGCATTAAAATTGCGCCATTGGAAACCGTACAAAGGTCCTAAATCTCCTTCTTCATAATTTGTTAATCCTCGAGATTCCATAAACTCTGGTGTTGAATTTCCATCCCAAATATGTACTTTTTGTTCATTAAGTATTTTATTATCTGTTTGTCCTTTAATAAACCATAATAATTCTTTTAAACATGTCTTCCATGCTGTTTTTTTTGTTGTTAATATAGGTATTTTACCATCTTCTAATGAAAAATGTGCTGCACTTCCATAAATACATTTTGTAAATCCATTACGTCCTTTTTCTTTTGTACCTTCTTTTAAAATATCATTTGTTAAGTTCAAATATTGATATTCTTCATGATTCATCTTAGTATGATCACGGTCTTTATATTTATTTGATTTAAGAACATTTTTTAACATTTTTATATATATTTTTATTACAATTATTTTAAATATAATTCTGCCGGCCAATGATTACCAGCTGAAGATGAAGTTTTACCGAATGATAAAAGAAACAATTAATTTGTTATCGTATATTGATTCTGTTCATGATTTAACTTGTAATCCTTATTTTGAAGATTTTAATTTATTTATTCTTTTGTTTATTTATTTTTATTTATATCTATATAGATATATAATGATAGTTAATAATTCATGTAATAATTTAACATTAAATAATATAGATTTTTGGGGAGATTCTACTATTCTTAATACAAATGTTAATACAAATGTTAATACAAATGTTAATACAAATGTTAATACAAATGTTAAATTAGAGCAATATGTAGAAAATGAAATATCTTATACATCACACGAATTTCAAAAAAGGTTGAAAATCAAAAGCAATAAATTTAAAAGATTACATTATAATAATGAACAAAATGAAAATATTAAAAAAAATTACAGAAATGATAGATGAATAATTTATAAATATTTAATATATAATTGTTATATTTGTTATAATTTTTATATTTGTTATAGTTGTTAAATAGTTTGTGACTTATTTATTAATTTTAATTAATGAAAAATAAAATCATAAATTTAAATTATAAAAAGATTGATATAATAATATTTATTTTTATACATATATTGTTTTTTTGCGGCCACTTAATACCTATAATATTGATAAATTAATTATTTTATCAATAAGTTTTTTATATTTATATAATTGTTAATATTATTAAAAATTATATTATACATGGTATTTTTAACCTAAAAATATAATTTTAAATAATAATGATGAATAAATCATTATTAATTTTGAAATAACAATTTTACTGGTAATATTATGAGTTTTTGGAGAGATTTAGATAGATTTTTTTTATATTATTCAAATATATATTAAGTTCAATTTAAATATTTTTATCAGAGAAAATATAACAATATATATGACATATAATAAAAATCATCAGAAGACAATATTGAATTATTATTAAATAATTTTCAAAATATAATTATTCAATAAAAATATGTAAAATAATAAAAATACCAAATGGATGGTTATACCAAATTAATTATTAAATATTAGTAATAGAATAAATGTAAATAAAATATTTTGATATTAAATTGCCATAAATTATTAAATTATTAAATTATTAAATTATCAATATTTGTATCACAATTATTTTAAATATATTTTATTAATATAATGCCTTATTTTGAAGATTTTAATTTATTATTTATTCATATCCCCAAAACAGGTGGAAGTAATATTGAAAATTTTTTCTTACAATATTTAAAAAAAAAACCAAAGATTAATAATCTATTGTCTAATAATTTAAATATAACAATTAATAATCATTCATTACAACATATGACATATCAAGAATGTTATAATAATCAAAATTATTTTAATATTAATTTTGATAATATTAAAATATTAACAGTTGTGAGGAATCCATATAATAGAATAATGTCTGATATATTTTATCTGAAAATAGCAAATAAAAATAATACAAAAGAAGAAATAGAACAAATAATTATAAAATATTTAGATTCTGAACATTTATACGATAATCATAAATTACAACAATATAAATTTGTAATAAATAATAACAATGAAGTAAATGAAAATATAATTATTATAAAATGTGAAGCATTAAATGAACAAATGGATAAATTAGGATTTCCCAATTTTAAAAATTTTTGTAAAAAAACAAATACAAAAGAAAATACGAATTATATGAAATATTTAACAAATAATTCATTAAAAAAAATAAATGAATATTATAAATTAGATTTTTATTATTTTAATTATAACATAATTAATAATATATAAATTTGAAGATTTATATATGATAAATATAAGTTAAATTAAATTAATTCTTTTATACCTTCTATAAAATCTTTCTTAATTTCCCATCCCAACCTCTTTACTTTTTCATTACTGATATAATATCTTTTATCATTAAATGGTCTATCATCAATGTATTCAATCCATTCATTATAATTATCTGTATTTTTAATTAACTTAATTAAAATTTGTGCTATTTCTAAAACTGTATATTCTTTATCATCATCACTACCAATATTATAAATTTCACCAATTTTACCCTTTTCTAATATATGGTCTAAAGCACTTGCTACATCTATTGCATGTAAAAATGCTCTGACATTACTTCCATCACCTTGGATTGTTACCTTTTTATCTTCTTTTAATAACTCAATAAACCTTGGTACTAATTTTTCTGGATATTGATTCTTACCATAAACATTATTTCCTCTTGTTATTATAATTGGAAGATTAAAAGATATTCTATATGATCCTGCTATTAATTCTGCTGCAGCTTTTGTTGCCGCATAAGGATTTGTTGGACATAAAATTGATTGTTCGTTTTTCTTCTCTTCGTCTTCTGAAAACAATGATTCACCATATACTTCATCTGTAGATATATGAATAAATTTAGTTATTTTACCATATAATCTTGACGCTTCAAGTAATGTATGTGTACCTAATATATTATCATTTGTATATTTAAATGAATCTGTAAATGAATCTTGTACATGTGATTGTGCAGCAAAATGAATGATTGTATCTATCTGATAAATACTTAATATATGATTCAATAAATCAAATGAACACAAATTCCCTTTAATTAATTTATATCTTTCAGAATTTCTAATTTCTTCTTGAATATTCATTTCATCCGCACAATAATACATTGCGTCTAAATTATAAATATTTATATTTTTATGTTTATGAAAAAAATAATTTATAAAATTTGATCCTATAAATCCACATCCGCCTGTTACTAATAAATTTCGCATATATTATAAGAATAAATAATATTATTAAATAAAAAACAAATTTAAATAATAAATTATAATTATAATTATAATTAAATGTTTCAAAATAATATTTATAAACTTTTTAATAATGATTTAAAAAATTTAAATAATAATCAATTACAAATTCACTGGAATACTATTGGTAAAAATGAACATAGAATATCAAATATTAGTCATTTTTTTAAAAAATATCCTGATTTTAAATTAAATGTATATAAAGAAAAAAATATGCACTTAAAAAAGTATGATGAATTAATTATAATGTCTCATTATCATCATAATAATCCTACAAATATTATTAATTCTAATAATTCTATGAATAATTCTATGAATAATTCTATGAATAATTCTATGAATAATTCTATGAATAATTCTATGAATAATTCTATGAATTCTAATTATTTATCTGAGTATTTAAACAAGTATTATATTTTTAATTATAATTATTGTATAATTATTATTGATTATTCAAATAAAATTAATATTGAAAATATAAAAAATTATAAAGAAAAAATATATTTATTTACAAATAGAAAAGACATATATCCTAATATAAAAACCAATGATATAACAATAATTAATACTGATTTTGATATTTATAAACTTAATGACCTTTTAATAAATTTAAATTATGACTATTATTTATTTATAAATAATCAAAACAGTGAACCACAAAATATAATAGATAAAAATCCATCAATTATATTCCATAAAGATTACACTTTTATTAAACAAGAATTATTAAGAAATTATAATTTTTATACATTGATTACACATGATATAAATGAATTAAATATAAATAATAAGATATATATTGATGATAATATGAATACATACTTTATTAATTATAAATTTTATAATTTGAATAATATATTTTGCACCAATTATGATACTTATAAAAATTATAATAAAGTTTATATTGATATTGAACTTAATAATTACAATAACTTATATTATATATTAAAACTTATATCTTATTTGGAAAATAAAAAATATGAAGTATATTTAAAAAAGAATAAATATAGTTTTTTAAAAAAATATTATGAATACAATGAAAATTTAAATTTAAATTTAAAAATAATTAAAAATATAAATGACCTTAATTACAATGAAAATTTCATAATAAATAATAAATTAGAATTTAATAGTGATATTTATAAATATCATACTTTTGATAAAATAAATGAAAAATTATTAAATACTATATTTAAACAATTATTATTTTTAGATTTGAAAAAAAAAATAATTATTATCTATTTAGACGAAAGTATTGGTGAAAAATTTATTTTAAATTCTCTAATTAATATTGATTTTCAAAATTCAATTATTATTTTATTAAATTATGACAAGAAATTACATACTTTCTTAGATCATTTTTCATTTTTAACATTAAATGAACTATTTGAAGATATAAATTATTTAGATCTAGAATTAAGTATTGGATTATATGCTGATTATTATATTGGACCAAGTAATTATATATCTTATATATGGAATTATATATCAAGTAATTTGATTTTATATGTGAATGATTTTAATAAAAAATATTTAAACATGGATAATATAATTATTAACAATAATATTTTATCATCTAATAATTTTGAAAATAATATAATATCTTATAATTTTCATTTATTTAAAATAAATGATAAAAAATTAATAAAATTGAATGATAAATATACATTATATACTGATTATTATTTTAATGATTATATATTTTCATATTTTTTTGATAAAGAATCAATTATAAATATAAATAATAATGACAAAGACAATGACAATGACAATAACAATGATACCAACTATATTAAATACAATAAAAATATAAATTTATTAAAGTATAATAATAATTATTATATAAAATATTTTGATCAATATCAACAAATTTATAATAATTTTATAATAAATAATAGTAAATTTAAAACTATTTCTGATGAATTAATTAATATTAATAAAATGAAAATTATTAATAAATTAGTATTTATTATACAAATTTATAATGTTGATATAATTGAATATTATCAAAAAATATTTAAAAAATATTATTTTTATAGTAATTATATTATTGAATTTTATTTAAAAAATGATAATATATGTAAAATACAATACGATGACGACGATAAAATAAATATTAATTATGTAAATAATAATAATTTTATTATTATATTAGAAGACATATATAATAAATATAATTTTCATGATTTAATTTTTATTATAAAAAATAATAATTTTAATATTATAAATATAGATACAGAAATATATCATTTTATTTATGAAAATAATTTATATATAAATAATAAAAATTTTATTTTATTAAATTTAAAAATATTTGACAATGATTATAAAAAAATATATGATTTATTAAAATTAAATAGACTTATCGATAAGTCGTCTGATATTGACCAAAATATATTATCTTATGTAAATATAAATTATATAAATAATTATCATTTTCAAGATTTAATATACAATAAAAATGTTTTAACAAAATTTTTAATATTTAGTGAAATAGTAGAATCAAAATATTTTAATTATTGTCATTTATTCAATATAATTGAATCAAATAATACTATTAAATATATTACATATAATTTAAAAAAAGAAATCTTAAAAATAGAATACAATAACGATAATAATGAAAATGATGAAAATGATGAAAATGATAATGATAGCATAAGTGATATAGATGATTTTAGTACTGATGATAATGAAAATAAAAATGAATACAAAATAAATATATATTCATTTAATCAATTAATAAATAAAATAAATACTAATTATTTTTTTATTATTACAAATATTGAAGATGAAAGTCTTAATATTGAAGATATACAAAATAATCTTGAAAACTCAGTAATATTTGATAAATATAATGATTTAAATATATTAATATTAGATACAAATAGTTTGAAACAAATTGGATTCTTGAATCCTTATTATTTTAAAAATAATTTAATGATTAATTTAAACCTATTTATATTTAATAAATTACTTAAAATTACTTTTTATAAATCTATTGAAAATAAAATAATAAATACAAAATTAATTATAAATAATAAAATTCACCGATATTTTGATAATATTAATTTTAATAAAATTATCAATATTAGAACATCGATTAATTTAAATAATTGTCACAATTACAATAATATAATTGATATAATAATTATTAATTTAAAAAATAGAAGTGATAAAAAATTATACATGATTAATCAAATGAATAAATTAAATATTATTAATTATAAATTCTTTGATGCTTTTAAATTATCAAAAGAACAATTAAATAATTATGATTTTATTAAATCCGAATCATTTTTAAATAATTTAAATATTAATTATGTTCTTGGTGCTTCTGGATGTAAAATTAGTCATTATGAACTTATTAAGAATTTAGAAAATAATAATAAATTTACTCTTATTTTAGAAGATGATGTTGTATTAGAAACAAACTTTTTAAATTATATTTTTACTGCATTAAAACAATTATATGAAAAGAAATTTGACTTATTATATTTAGGTTGTAATTTACACGAACAAAAAGATAATTATTTAATATCTGATAATATTCTTTCTGTAAAAAATCCAAAAACAACATCTTCTTATATAATTCAAAATTGTAATAAAAATAAAATTATTGATACTATAAAAGATAGTACAAATGAAATTGACGAAGTATACTCAAATTCAAACTTAATTAAATATTGTATTTATCCAATGATTTCATATCAAAAAAATTTAAAAAGTGATATTGTTTCTAATAATGATTATGGATATTATCATGATAAATTTTATTACGACTAAAATATATTTTAATGATATATATTCTTTATTAAAAATATATTACTAATGTTACTATTACTATTAAATAAATTATCTTCTTCATTAAAAATTATATATTTATTCTCATTTTTTATATCTCTCATTGATATACTATTCTTTGTTATATCTTCACAAAAAATACAAGTATTGAACTTTTCAAAAAGTATTAAAATTTTAAGTTCTTTATTTATCAATAAATCATCTATTAAATATTTACTTACTATTATTTTTGTATTTATTTTTGTATTTATTTTTGTATTTATTTTTGTATTTATTTCAAAATCTTCAAATAATTCAATATAATATATATTTATATTTTTTAAATACATATTTTTATCAATGAAATCTTTGAAATTATTTGATAATTTATTATTTTGATAAATAAAAATATGAATATTATAATAAAATAAATATGAAATATCACATGTTATGTCTTTTATTATATCTTTTACTATATCAATATTATTATTTTCAATGATTATAATTAAATCTTTTATTTCTTGATTTTTATTTTTTGTTGATATATTAGAAATATCGACTATATCTGATTCTGAATTTATATATAATAAATAAGTTTTTCTCATCATTTTGGAAAATAAATTATCATTCTCTATATAATCTATATTTGTTATATTTTTAAGATATGATTTTAAATAATTATAACAATAATGATATGTTGTTAATTCATTTGGTATTTGAATATCATCATTATTAAATAATAAATATTCTTCATTATAATTTGGATAATAAAAATACTTATTATTCACTAATTTTATTTTATCTTTCTCTTTTATATCTAATTCATTATATAATTTCGATGGTAAAAATAAAGATGCTTCTGTCCATTTATCATTATCAAAATAATTTTCATAGTTATCAATTATTTTTTTAATAAACCAATTATTCTTTTCACACATAATAATTGCATTTCCTATTAAATCATATTCATTCTTAAATTTCTCTTGAATACCTAATACTAACTCATTATCCAATAAATGATAATGCGGTTTTACACATAATGTATCAATGTCATAATATATACCACCATACTTATATAATAATAATAATCTTAAATAATCACTCTTATGTGCATAATGCTTAACTTCTTTATTATTAAATGTTAATTTAGAATAATTTATATGATTTAAAGTTAAATATCGTTTAATTTTATTCCACCACATTCCATATGGCAGATATTGATAATGAAAATATATTTTAAATGGCTTATTATGTAATACATTTGATAATATGCTAAAATAATAAATAAAAGGAAATGGTTCATCTTGTTCCTTTAATCCAAATATATAATGAATAATATTTGGAATATTTGGAATATTTGGCATATTTGAAATACTTTGATTATTTTCCATGTATAAATAACTATTCATATTATTCACTAATTTATCAAAATTATTATTATTATTATGATTAAAAAGTACTTTTTTTTTAAAATAATAAATATCTTTTAGTAATTTTTCATATGATGTATTATTAATTTCATTAATTAAATTAAAATAATCTTTATCATTTTCTACAACATATTTATTATTACCTATTGTTTCACTATTTCCCCCACTATCTCTACAAATTGGAATTAAACCATTGTTCATTCCTTCTATTAATACTGTCCCACCAGCTTCACTTTTTGATGGACTTAATATTATATCATTATCTAAATATATATTATCAATTTTACTATATTCAATATAATTATGATAAATTATATTTTTTTTATTTAATATTTTCTTCAAAAAATAATTTTTATAACTTTTTTCAATATTTCCAACTATATTAAAAGTGTATTTATTATGTATTTTCGCAAAATTTATTAATAATTCTAAAAATATCGTTGGTATTTTATGATTATCTATCCTACCAATAATCGCAATATTCTCAAATTTTATTTTATTATTTTGTAAATTTTGTAATTTTTGTAAATTTAGTTGAATTTTATTTTTTATTTTATTGTAATTTTTACATTCATTAACACCTAAATAATTAATTACTTTTATTGTATTATTCCATGATAAATCATATTTTTTTTCATTATATAGATTTATTGTAAATATATAATTATCATTAATAATTTTAAAATATTGATCAACGCTATGTATAATTTGTATTATATTATTATGTTTTTCTACTTTATTATATAAATAATATTGATGGTCTAATATAATATCATAATTATTTATATACTTTAATAATTCATCATAATCATTATAATAAATTATTTTAATATTTAAATCTTCTGGTATATTATTTTCATAATTTTTATTTAATAATAAATGATTTTCAAATGATGTAAAATGAATAAAATTTTTTAAATATATTTCACCCCCACCACACTTAAAAAAGTGTACAAATAAATGACCAACTTTATTGATTCTATTTTGTTTATTTTTTAATTCATTGTTATTTAACTTATTTGAATTATTTGAATTATTTGAATTATTTGAATTATTTGAATTATTTGAATTATTTGAATTATTTGAATTATTTGAATTATTTGAATTATTTGAATTATTTGTTATGAAATTTTTATATTTACCTATTTTTAAATAATGATAAATAATATCATCTTCCTTATTATATGATAAATTATATTTATTTTTATAAAAGTTATAATCAAAATTAATATATAATTTATAAAAATCAATTTTACTCGAAATTAAATTATTATAACATCCATAATTTACCCAATGTATTATTCCTTCTCTATCTGTTAATACTTTTTTTGTTCCATCTATTAAATTTATTTTTTTATAAAATTCAATGTCAAAATTAGGATATTTTTTATTAAAATCATTAAAAGATTTTATTATATTTATATTATTGAAATCATGTTTATATTGTAATAATAATTGATTTTTATTTAAATTATTATATATTGGATTAAAAAATAAATAAGTTTTTAAAGAATCCATCTATTAAATAATTATTAACTATTAATTTAAATTGTTTTAATTGTAACTTAATATATTTTTATATTGTGTTATAATAATGATTCTTGTAACATCTTATTATACTACTGATAATGAAGATAGACAAAAAGAAATTAATACATGTTTAATTAAAAATATAAATAATCCTTCAATAAAAAATATTTATTTATTAAATGATAAAACATATGAATTAGATTTTTTAGAAGATAAATCAAAAATAAAACAATTTATAATTAATACTACGCACGTAAATAATAAATTACATTTTAAAGATGCTATAGAATTTATAAATTCTTATTGTTATAAGGATACTGTCATTTTATCAAATACTGATATATATTTTGATCATACAATTGAATTATTAAAATATGATGATTTTAACAATAAAGTATGTTGTTTATTAAGACACAATGTTGACACAGATGGTAATAAAGATATTTTCAGACATTTTGGAGAACCACGGGCTGATTCACAAGATTGTTGGATTTTTAAAAGTCCACTAAAAATAGATACAAATGATTTAAAATTTACATTTGGTACATTAGGATGTGATAATATGTTCGCATCAATATTACATGAACAGGGTTATGAATTATATAATCCTTCATATGATATTATTGTTTATCATCTTCACAATATAGAAGAAAGAAATTATAACATAGATGATAGAGTACATGGCAATTATTGTTTAATACAACCACATCATCTAAATGAAACACCTAATATCACATTTATGGAATATTAGAATAAATATATTTATCCATAGTATTATTTAATATTAATAAATTAATATTTTTATATATTTTCTGATAATTTTCATGGTCTCTATGAAATGTACTTTTATTATTATTATTTATTGTAAATAATGGATATTTATATACATAAGTTTTAAATAATCTAAATATATAATTATCAGCAACATTTATATCATCAAATAATTTATATTTATTATTTTTATTTTTATATTTATTTATTTTATGAATTGATGATTTTTTAATAATATAACTTAATGCACTCCAATCATTGTTCCATAATCTATAATTTACATTTGGACAATTAGTAAAATTTAAATTTAATGTAAAATATCCAATCATTATAATTTCATGATCTTTAGGGGCATTATTTATAATTTCTTGAATTGACTTATCCCAATATTGATTAAAATCTAAACATAAATCATCTTCAAATATCAAAAAATATTCTCCTTCTTCATATTGTAATTTATCAATTAATGATAAATGACTATATAAAACAGCATACTCGCTATTTGAATTATCATTTACGATATATTTATTTTCATAATAATTATTTTTAATATTATTATATTTCTTTCCATCTAACCCTTCATACCTTTCATATGAAATATTATATTCATTTAATATTTTTATCATGTTATTATTTCGAATATTAGAAGATTCTAAATTAATATAATAAATTTTATCTATATAATTTATTAATTTAAACTTACTTTCCTCTATTATTTTTTTTTCGAAATAATAATTGTACCCCAATACATAATATAATATTAAATTAAATATTGTTATCTTATTGTCAATTAAATTATTATATATTATATCAATGTCTTTACTATCTATATCTATATCTATATCAATATCAATAATATAATTATTATATATTATATCAAAATATAAATTAAAATTATAATCATTTATTGATTGAATATAAATATTTTTGTCTTTTAGATTATAAAATAAATTATCATTTAAATTAAAATAATTATCTCTTTTATTTATTGTATATATATCATTAAAGTTATCTATATTAGAACTTTTTTTAATTCCATATAATATATTATTTAATTGAATATAGTCATGTATTAAAAAAGTATTAAATTCTTTAATTATAAAAATTTTATTTTTTATATAAATACCACCATAATTATTTATATCTTCTACTAATTTATTTTGAAAATTATTATTTTTACTGTTTTCATTATTGATTTCATTACTGTTTTCATTATTGATTTCATTACTGTTTTCATTACTTTTATCAATATATATGAATTTAATATTTGTTTTGTATTTTTTCCACAATTCATTATTTTTTAAATAATCAAAATATTTACCACATAAATTAATATTATGATATATAAATAAATTTATTGGGGTTTGTATTGTTATTATAGAATAGAATAAAATATATTCTATAAAATTTATTTTATTTATGTTTTCAAGAAAATAAAAATAATTATTCTCTATCATTACAAAAGATTAATAAGTATTTTTTAAATATATTTTAATATAAAAAATAATATCAGTATATATTGGTTTTTATTATTTATCTAAATTTAATATATTATTTATATTTTTATAATAATTGTTTTTATTATAATTTTGAATTATATTTTCATAATTATTTTCAATTATTCTTTTTTTATCTTGGTCACTTATTTTAATTGCTTTTAATAGTGAATTAAATATATTATTTACATTTTTATCCCATATATTTTTTATATTATTGATATATTCATTATTATCTTTATCTTTATCTTTATCTTTATCTTTATCTTTATTTCTTCTATTTTTCAAAAAAATAGATGGTATGTTTTTTAATTTAGTTATATTAAAATTTATTAGTAATTCATATTTTTCATTAAAATCATCATAGTTATTAATTGTATAATAACCTAATAAATTTAATTGTTTATTATAATTTTCAACATATAAATTTTCATATTCAAATTGTTTAATTTTATCATAATTTATAGAAATATAATTATCGTCCAATAATTCACAATTCCCACCAACATCACTCGCAATGATTAATTTCTTGTATATCATTGATTCTATTAAATTATACGGTGTTCCTTCAGATACTGATGGTAGTATAATAAAGTCAAACATATCATAATATTTTTGTGTATTATCCTGATAACCTTCTATTTTTATAAATTTATCTATTTTTAAATAAGATATTAAATATAGTATATAACTTTGCATATAATCATCTTCATAACCCACTAAATAAAATTCATAATCATTATAAATATAGAAAAACTTTTGTAATGCAAATAATAACATTATTATATTTTTATCTTCACTAAAACGTGTAATTATACCAAACTTTTTTTTTATTTTTAATTCAATAATATTATTATGTTTTATATCCATAAAATTAATTATTTTATTTATTTTTTCTGGATTTATATTTAATTTTCTTTCTAATTTCAATTTTGTATAATTATTTACACATACTATTTTATAAAAAATATCATTATACTTTTCTATATAACTATTTGAATAAGCAACGTCACTATGTGTTATAAATATTTTTTTAATATTTGATTGTGATTTTAATAATATATCAATCATATTATTTGGTATAAAACCATTAAAAAAAATATAATCAAAATTTTTAATATCATTTTTTAATGTATCATTATTATTATATATACTAAAAATATCATCCTTATTAATTTGATTAAATTTATTTGTAGTTTCAGTAATAACCTCACAATATATTTTTACATTAAAACCCATCAATTTAAAATATCTATATAATTCAATTATGAATATATTGCTTCCTCCTATATTAAAATTATTAATTATTATCAGTATATTTAGATTATAATTAATTAATTTATCATCAATTTGATATAAATTATTTACATCTATATTTTTTTTGGTAGATAATTTCTCTAATATATCAAAATCTTTCAAATCCCTTGAATCGATTAATGATGATCTTGAACTAAATTCATCTTCATCAGTACGTTTAATTTCATAAAAGATAGGTTCATTTATATATATTTTTTCTTGACATTTATTTATATATGGTTCATTATATTCACACACATCTCCATCATACCATTTAAAACCATTATCATATGAAAATAATCGAAATTCATTATAATATGAATCTAAATTAATATAATTTTTATGATTATTAACAAATAATGTATATCCTGAAAACCATACAGCATATTTATTTGTTTTATTTTTAATTTTTAAATTATGAACCATAGATTTAAAATTATTTCGAATACAAATAAAATCTGCATCCCATTTTATAACATGCTTCATTGTCGATTTATTTAAACACCAATTATAAAAATTACCCAACGTATTATTATCACCATTTTTTATAGCCAATTCATGTTCTTTTCCAACACGATTAACATTGATAAAATAATTATATACTTTAATTTTATTATATTTTTCTGATAATGTTTCTATTATTTTTAATGTATTATCTGTACTACCATTATTGACAAATATTATTTCATCAACTAAATCAATAACAGATTCAATACATAATTTAATGTTTTTTTCTTCATTTTTCGCACGTATAATTAATGATATCCCATCCATTAATTTAGGACGATGTAAATCTAAATCCATTAATACTTCTTCAATCATATATACATTTTTTCTACCAATACTATTTTTATTACACTTTAAATGATACACATCTTTTGTAAAAAATGTTATTAACTCTTCATTGCTATTTATATTATTAATTTTATTTAAATATTCTTTGTATTCGTCTTCGTCTTCGTCTTTATATTCGTCTTTATCAACATTTATATTATTTAATAAATTTATATATTTATTTTTTAAATTATTATAATTTATAATAATATCATCTTTATTAATACTATCTTTATTATTATGATTAATACCATCTTTATTATAATGATTAATAAGTTTATATATGATATATTGATAATCTTTATTTAATAATAAATTATTAAATATTTTTATAAATTTTATATTTATATTATATTTTTTTTCATATTCTTCTAAATTTAATATAAATTTATTGTCAATACTATTAATTGATAATAATCGTATATCATTCTCATTTATATTTTTATAATTATAATATTTATTTATAAAATTAGTATCTATTTTTCTGGACTTTGGTAATTTATATATAATATTTGTTTTATTTATTATTAATTCTTTGACTATATCATAATTATTTTTAATTTTATTATTTTTATTATTCTTTAAATACATACTCATATTAAAATCACTAAAATTACTCATAAAATCTTTTAAATTTAATAATATATTTGAATTACTTATAACATAATTAACATATGAATATAAATTATCATTATTATTAAGATATACATATTGTATAAATTTCTGTTCTATATTTGTATATCTATTATTAAATTGATCAATATTTATTAATAATTCATTATTTTTAAAATAAAAATTATATATATCTAAAGTATTTGATAAATTTATTTTATTTTGTATTAATAATTTATGATATATGCTTTTAAAAAAAAGTAAATCAAAATTTTGATATATTTTTAAAAATAAGTTTTCTGATACAATATAATTAAATTTATTAAAATTTGTAAAATAAAATGTATAAAAATTAGTCATATCTTTAAATTTATTTTTTATATTTTGAATAGTATATAATTTAGCAATTTTATCTATACTTAATTCATAATCATTTAATAATAAATAACATATCAAATCATCATCATTATACTTCTTATATGATAATGTTTTTTTATAAAAATCATATACTTTTATTATTTTAATATAATTAAATTTATAACCGATTTCTTGAATATTTTTTATTATTTTATCCTCACTAACATTAATATTTTTAAAATAAAATTTATAAATATCAATACATTTAAATTTTTTTAAATAAATATTGTTTTTTATAAATAAATATTCTAAATATTGTTTATTTTTTATTATTATTTCTTTATCATAAATTTTTTTTAATATAATTGTATCACTTAATTTTAAATTATATATTTCTCTTATAAAATTATAATCAATCATGGTTTCATCAATATATTTATTATTAAAGTTAGATATATATGTATATATATTATCATAAATATATATTTTATATTTTAATATAAATTCTTTAATACTTAATATACAGTCTTTGTCTTTTATATTATTTATTACCTTTTTATAAAATTTTTTTTTTAGATTATGTAAATTTTCATATGTCTTATTTATCTCTTCTATTTTTTTAAAATCAATAATATCATAATTATTAGTTAATAAATAAATTTTTTGGAATGAAAATATATCTTCCATTAATCTATAATAAAAAACAATTTTTATATTCGTTAATTAAACAAAATATTCGCATAATTCTTTATTTTATCTTTGCATTCATTATAAGTTGTTTTTACAAAATAATTAACGTATTTTGACAATAAAATTTTATATTTTTTATTTCTTAATGTTACTATAAATAAATAATCTTCAAATGGATTATTTATAAATATAACATTTTTTTCATTTATTATTATATCACGTTTAATAACAAAACTTATTCCAATATTACATTTTATTATTTGATTTGTTTTTTCATGTGGTATTATTTTATGATTTTGAAACATCATTCTAAATATTATACAATCAAATTGAAATTTTTCTTTTTCATTATATAAATGAATCATATAATCTGGATGCAATGTATCATCATCATCTAAGAATCCAATATATTCACTTTTAATATTATTGTCTATTATATATTCAAACCCTTTATTTCTTACTAATCCTGCAGTATTTTTTTTATCTTCTTTTCCACATTTATCAACTTCTATATATATTATATTATCATTCATCAAATTATTCAAATTATTTTTTATTCCATCAAATATAACTAATGCTTTCCATCTATAATTTCCATTTAATGTAATTAATGATTCTAAACTATGAATTAAAGATTCTCTACCGATTGTTGGAATAATAAATATTATATCATTCATTATATTTATATTTGTATTTATATTTATATTTTTATTTATATTTATTCAATGGTATAAATATAAATATTCAAATATGTAAATATTCAAATATTCAAAGATGTAAATATTCAAATATTCAAATATGTAAATATTCAAATATTCAAATATGTAAATATTCAAATATGTAAATATATTAAGATATATATTGTGTCATTAATTCTTCTCTATTTTTTTCATAAAAATTAACATAGTGGTAAAAGTATGTTATATATTTTTTTTCTAACTTTTTTACAGAATACTCTTCTATACTATTATGAATACCCATTAGATTAATATTTGTTGTTTTAATTAAATTTTTTTCTCTAAATTTATCCCAGAAGTTACCTTTAATTATTTTATTTTCATCATATTCAAAATAAAAATTTCTATATTTTATTAACTTATCATTCATTTTGCAAAATAAACATTTAAATTCAAATATATCTATATTTTTATTATCTTCGATTAATTTATTAAAACTATACTCTAATTTTATATATTCATCTAAATCATTATATAATATATAATTACAAAAGTTTTTTAATATATACAATGAATCATTTATAGCCATTGTCTGTGCATGATGGTGTTTAGGCATTTTTATATTTTTATACCAATATTCATAATTCCATTCTATTAATATAATTTGATATTTTGATTGATTAATTATATTAATTTCATTAATAAAATCATCAGTTATTTCACCATTATAATATAATAAAAAACAATCAACACCGAGATTTTTATAATATTCTAAATATTTTTTTAATAATTGATAATCATCTTTAAATAATGTCATTGCATAAATATTATTTTTTGGCAAAATGAATTGTTTTAATTTAATATTTTTTGTGTATTTTTCATATTCTATGGATATTGTAACATTGTTACTTTTTTTCTCTAATTCTAATATTATTAACAAACAACTTTCATAATTTTTATATTCAATAGTATCTTTTTTTATAATATTATTGTTATTAATTATAAATTTAATTTTATTAATATCCCATGGATTATTATGATAATACACAGAAGTTAAATATATTTTATTATTTATTAATGTTATATTGCTAAATAATATTCTACTTTCTATTTTAAAATTGTTAGGCTTAATTATTTTAATATTTTCGTAATTTAATGTATTGTCTTCATAATAAATATTTGATAAAAACTTCTTCTCTCTTCCATCCTCCCATTTTAAATGTAATACATTATTGTCTATAATATAAGTTCCTTCATTTTTTATATTATTTACTTCACAAAATGTATTATTTGATTTATTTAATATATAAATTATTTTTTTATTGAAATTAATTGTTTCAATATAAAAAAAATAATTCATATCTGGTTCATATAAATATATATTTTTTAAATATTTTTTATATGTTTTTTTATTTACTATTATATTATCCCCTAATAATATTATATCATTAATAGGATTCGATAGATCTAATGTATTATTTATAAATGTATTATTTACAATATCATAAAATAATTTATTAATATTATTTTTTGTAAATAATATATATATTTTTATATTTTTATAATATTTCTTTTCAATATAAATGGAATGATTATTAATATTAATAAAATATTCTTTACCCCAATTCGTCCATTCTATTATTAATTCATCATTGTTATATGTTATTGTCCCATTATCATCCATATTGAAATTTTCACGATGTATATTATTATCACTAATTAAACATTTCCCATTCCAATCTTTATGATAGATATATATCTCTCTATCCATAAACTATACCAAAAAATAATTAATAATAACTTACCGAACATCCTTTAATATTTTATTCTTCCATTTATTTTGTAAATAATCCCAATTTTTTACAAATAAATCATTATACTTACTACCACAACCACCCCATTTATGATTTATATATATTATGTCATGGAAAATCAGTTTGGAATTTTGAAAATAAATTTACATGAATAATAGATCGCTGGAATTCTAAAGTTATTATTTTAAAATCTTTAAAAAAAATAATTAATAGTTATAGTCAATAAATAGTTTTTGACTATAACTATTAATTTTATTTAATGAAAAAATAACAATCATAAATTTAATTTATAAAAAGATTGATATAATATTCTATACACAAATAAGTCAAAAACTATTTTTAGTGATTGTAAAGATAAATTAGAAAATATTTTATATATATATAAATGAAATATATAAATAATAATTATGAATATATAAAAAAAAATAATATAGTAATTATTTGGCAAGCAAGAGCAGCATGTTCAAGTGTAATGAAAATGTATTTTAAAGAAATTGAATTATTAACAAATAATTTTTTGAATGATAGAACAAAAATTCATCAATTAAGACATGGGCAAGAATTAAATATAAATTATATAAAAATGAAACATGAATCTTTAAATAATAAAGATACAAAATACATTCAATTTGTAGTTAATCCATATAGAAGAGCAGTTAGTAGTTATATTCATTTAATGAGGACAAATTATTTAAATTCAAAAAGCGAAATAACATTAAATATAAGTTTTGAAAGATTTATATTTAATTTAGTAAATAAGTTATATTGGAGTGATATTCATCATGATTATCAATATTCTTTTTTAGAAAAAAATGGTAAAAAAATTGATTATATAAAAATGGAATATTTCGCAAAAAATAAAGATGATTTTAATAAAAAATATAATTTAAATTTTAATTTAATTGAAGAGAAAGGACAAGAAAATAATTTTAATATTAAAAATTTTAAAGAAAAATTTATAGGAAATATAAATTGGCAAAATATCAAAAATAATATACCTAAAGATTATAGTTATTTTTACAATGATAATTTAAAGAAGGATGTATATAAAATTTATGAAGAAGATTTTAAAACATTTAAATATACTTGGGAAGAATTTATAACTAATAATAAAGATAGTAACGATAGTAAAGATAGTAACGATAATAAAGATAGTAAAGATAGTAACGATAGTAACGATAGTAAAGATAGTAAAGATAGTAAAGATAGTAACGATAGTAAAGATAGTAAAGATAGTAAAGATAGTAACGATAGTAAAGATAGTAACGATAATATTTGGTATGCTTATAAGAATGATTGGATTAAAATAAATGATAAACAAATAAAAGCAAAAAAAAATATCTATATTAAAAAAAATAAAGATATTCATTCAGATAAATTAGATAATAATTCTAAAAAAATAATCAATGAATATGAAATATTAACTTTAATTGATAATCAAAATAATAATATTTATTATAAAGTATATATTTAGAGCGGTGCATATATTAAAAGTTGATAACACGAATATCTAACATATAAACTAATGATTTTTACCAGGATCGACAGTCACGATTTTTTTAGTGTTTGTGACTATAATAAAAAAATAACAATCATACATTTAATTTATAAAAAGATTGATATAATATCATATACATAAATAAGTCAAAAACTATTTTTATAATATTTCTTTTCAATATAAATGGAATGATTATTAATATTAATAAAATATTCTTTACCCCAATTCGTCCATTCTATTGTTAATTCATCATTATTATATGTTATTGCCCCATTATCATCCACATTGAAATTTTCTCGATGTATATTATTATCACTAATTAAACATTTCCCATTCCAATCTTTATGATAGATATATATATCTCTATCCATAAACTATACCAAAAAATAATTAATAATAACTTACCGAATATCCTTTAATATTTTATTCTTCCATTTATTTTTTAAATAATCCCAATTTTTTAAAAATAATTCATTATAGTTACTACCACTACCACCCCATTTATGATTTATATATTTTTTACCATTTATTCTATAATTTATTTTATTTAAATACAATGATTGAAATGATAAATCCGTATCTTCACACCAAAAAAATCCATAATTTTCATCTAATTTAAAACCAACATCAAATAAATCACGTCTAAATATTTGACAACATCCTGATATATGATGACAATAATATTCACTATCATCTTCATTATTAATATCTTCTTGATTGCCAAATGTCCATGATTTTATATATGCACCAGATATTCCTATTATACCATATTTTTCATCATATAATTTTTCAATTATATAATTAAAAAAAGATTCATCTAATAATTTAGCATCTGAATCTAAACTACATATTATATCACCTTTAGCTTCTTTGAATAATTGTATTCTTCCTGGACAAACACCAATATTTTCTTTATTAAATATAATTTTTATTTTATTATGTTTTCTTTCATAATGTATTAAAAAGTTTTTTGTTTCGTTGTCACTATTATTGTCAAATATTAGTATTTCTAATATATTATCATTATTTAAACATTTCAAATAAGATTCTAAACATTCTTTAGTAGTTTCCAATCTATTAAATGTTAGAAATACAATACTTATTTTATTTCTAATGAACTTTCTTGCAAAAATATTATATAAAGTATTCTCATTTAATAAATAATCTTCTGTTAAATTTGATAAATATTCATTTGAGTAAGTATCCCATAGATGAATACAATAATTATTATTTATTATTTTTTTATATTCATCGATGTTAATATCTTTATTAAATAAGATTTCATTTATATTATACCATAATGGATTATAAAATGCATTATTATCCAATATTTTTATTTTATTAGAATATTTATATGATAATTTTAATGGCATTAATACACTATGTTCATCCCAATATTCATCTCTACCAGTACTTCTAAATGTAGTATATGTATCTATCCATTCAATCACAAATTCACAATTTGGCTTACTTAACATTACCGCATTACATAATCCATATATTTCTGAATTATTTTTATTTCCTTGAGCACCAATAACAAAATCGTATTTTCTTAAATCATTGAATGATTTAAGACATATTGTATCAATATCTAAATATATTCCACCATATTTTTGTAATTTTTGTAATCTTGTTACATCCGCTTGATGTGCATAATGTAATAAGCTGTTTCCATATATTTCAGATGCTGGTTCAACATATTCTAATGTTAAATATGGTTTTATCATATTCCAATATTTACCAAATGGTTCATATTTATAATGAAAATATACTTTATCTGGATTATTTACATCTATCGCAGATTTTATTGCTAAATATTTATATAAATCAAACTCTTTATCTTGTTTTTTAAAACCATATACAAAATGTATAAAATTTGGTATTATATAATTTGATAAAGGTTCTATTTTTTCTAATTCTATTTCATTATTTTTTTTAATCTTGATATTTAATATATTTGACAAAAAATTTTTTTTTAAAATATTCCATGTAATATGATATGTATTATTTTTTAATATTGACATGATACCTTTTTGATTTTCATTTGGTCTATATACAAAATTATTATTATAATCTATATAACATATATCTTCCCATGTATCTGTTATAAAATTTATTTTATTTAATTTGTAAAATAAATCATTATATTCAGCAAAATATTCTTCATTCCAATTTAACCATTTTATTATTAATATATTATTTTTTATTGTAAAAGTAGCTTTATCATCTTTCTTTGTTACTCGATATAAGCTAAGATTGTCAAAATTTAATATTATAAAGTCTGTCCAATCTGTATTTATAATTTTTATTTTATTATTTAACATTATAAAAAACTAATATTTATCTATATTTTTTATTTGTAAATAATACATATTTGAATTATTTGTAAATAATACATATTTGAATTATTTGTAAATAATACATATTTGAATTATTTATTATAATATTTATTATTTTTTTCTATTATATTAAAAATAAAATCCCAATTATATTCTAATAATTTAAAATAAATGTCTTCATTGTATATTTTGGGTTCGTTAATTGCATGAAAATTTATATATATATATGTTTTAATATCTTCATAATATATATTATTTACTGACTTGTCATAATCAACATTGATAAAATAACATATTATATTTTCGTTTAAATTTTTTATATTATTATAAAAATTTTTTATTTCATCATATGATGTTTTCCCATATCGAATAAAAAATATAATTTTCTCATTATATATATCATTTATTAATCGAAAATATCTTCTCATGTATTTTTTAGTAAAGTTTTTTAATTCTATTTCATTATATACTTCTTTCAAATCATGATAACTTATTAATTTATCAAAATTATTCCATTTCACAACTGTATTTTTATGATTATTTACATGTTCGTAATTAAAATTATTTAATAACATATTTAAATCTTTTAATTGTAATATATTATTTATTGTTTTCATATCAACTACTAAATAATCAAAAAAATTAGTTACATTGTTGTATTTTCTTTTTATTGCTGATCCAATAGCACATGCGTATCCTGCTTCATCATATGATAAAGATATTATCTTCATTAATTATATTCTAATATATAATTAATAATAATTAAACAAAAAATATAATAAATTAAACAAAAATCATAATAAATTACAATCTAATAATTTGTTAAATACCATTTATTTGGTTGTAATTTATTATTTGTATTTATAATTTTATTAGTATTTTTATTAATTTCGACAAATCCTAAAATTTTTTGAAAATTATTTATTAAATTATTTACACTTGATGGAAAAAAACTATTTTTATTTACTTTCTTATCCCCCAATCTTTCCGTTAAAGAACCATGATTGATATATAATATTGGAATACCACTATTTATTGAATTACTTAAGGCATAACAATAACTCTCTTCAAATAATGATAAATGTGTTATTATATGAATATTATTTTTATATAATAATTGTATTAATTCTTTTTCTTCATAACTATTATGATATATAAAATTATCATCAATTATTTTGTTATTTTTCTCATCATCTGACAAATATCCAAATATATGATATTTTAATAATTTACCATTATAATATTTAACATTATTAAATAAATATTTATATAATTCACAACCTTTATATTTTATAAAATTACCGATAAAAGCAATATTTATATATTCTTTTATATCTGATATATATAAATTATCATAGCATATATGCTTATCAATATGCGGTGTTACAATAATTTTACTTTTAATACAAGTTAAATCCATTAATTCATTATAATTTTTTAATATATTATAAGATGGAAATATTACTTTATCACAATTTGTGGCTAATGATAAAAAATTACTTATATCATTTTTATCATAATTTTTTTTAGATAAACTATATGATAATATATTTGGTTCATCAGGATATATCCACTGATAATCATGAATTGTAATTATTTTTGATATATTTTTGAAATTATTTTTAAAAAAAATAGTATAATTATCTGATATATTCAATGTAAAAAAACTATTTATATGTATTAAATCTATATTATCATAATTAGATATATTCATATTTTCATCATAAAATATAAAATTATAATCTAAATACATATCTTTTAAATCATTTATATATTTCTCTGTTCCTCCACCTTTATGACTAAATATTAATATATTTTTCTTTTTAGCAAAACGATAAAAATTATAATATGTTTTTTTAACCCCTGATAAATAATTATATCCATCATAATCATTTGGTTCTAATGATGATTGTTCATTCCATTCATTCCATGATGTTATAAATATAAAATTCATTTGATTTTTAGTTGAAATATTTGTATTATTTAATACTTCTTTATATGTTTCAGTAAATTTATTATCATCTATATCTTTATAGTACATTGGATAAGTATTATATTTTTTATTAGTATAACTACGTCTTGGAGTATTATTCCATCCTACAAATACACCTAAATGTTGATTTATATTCTCAATTTTATTATTCTTTATTTTATCCAATATTATATTTCCATCATATACATTAAATTTAGATGTTCGTATTAATTTTTCTTTTTCGCCAAGATTCTTATAATGTAATAATCCTGATGAAATAATTTTTTTATTTATCATTTCTGAAATATCTGGATTTTTATCTAAATATGCTTTTTCATTATAATCATTAAATATTAAATTATCTTTATCATAAGATATTATATCACTACCATATTTTTGTGACGAATATCCTGGTTCAAAATTAACATATCCTTCAATACCATTTATATTAATATTATTATCAAATGGACCTAAAAATCTCATAAAATGAATACCTGAAAATCCATTTTCTATCGCATATTTATTCCATGTAGTAATAATATATTCTAAACTTGTAACATCTTTCTTTTCGATTCTATAAAATATAAATACTGGTTTGTTTTTGATTTTTATATAATTATCATGCTTAAAAAAATTTAATAAATATTTAAAATGATTTTTATTCCCATTTTCATCATCATAATCTTGTTCTATCAATATTTCATTATTACCACCATCCCATTTTCGTGTCCATTGTTCATTCGCCCAACAAAACATAAATGGTAAATTTGGATGTCCATCTTTTAACATTAGTTCCAAAGGTTCATACATTATTTTTTTATTTTTAAACCAATAATGATAATAACAAAAACTATGTATTTCATGATGATTTGCTATTTTTTCCATATACTTACGATGATTTATGTCTTTTAAATTATAATAACCAATGTCAGAATGTGGTTTTTTAATTCTTTGTTTAACAATACTTTCTGGTATATCCTTTAATAATGTCCATTCTGTAAAACCATCTCCCCAGAATTTATTATTTTCAGGAGTTTCGTGAAATTGTGGAAATATAATTGCAACATTTTTAATTACTTTTTTATTTAAACATTCATTTGAACTTTTTTTAATTGAATAAAAATTTTTACCATAATTATACATATAAAATATTTCTTTAATCTTATTATCCCATATAACTTCTAATGTATTATTTATAAATTTATATTTTCCTCTTTTTATTTCATTTTTTAAATTTATGGTTTTATTTTCAATATTTAATTCTGCATCATCGTAATAACTACCTGTTTCAAGTCCAATTGTAAATTTTGTATAATGTTCTTTATAATATTCATTATTGTCTCGATAAATAAATATTTCTTTTCCCCATACATCCCAATCTATTGTTAATTTATTATCATTTATTATAAATTTACCACGATCATTATTTGTATTTCTATATATAATATTATCTTTTATATTCATTGTATCAAACCACTCTAATGACATTACTTTTATCTGAATCATTAATTATGTTTATGTTATAAAAATATTACTATTTTTAAATTAATTTTAATTTAAATAAATCTAAATTAAACTCTTTACTTTCTTTACTTCTTTACTTCTTTACTTCTTTACTATTTGATATTTAATTTATTTATTAATAATTTATTATTTTTATAATTATCAAAAATATATCTATGATATGGGTGTATATTTGTATTATCCTGATAAATAATACCTATATTTTTTGAATTTGAATTATCTATATTACTTAATAGCCAATTTTCGCATATAAATCTTTTTTTATCTCTTTCTTTTTTATCTTTTGATATTTCTAATTTTAATAATGTTCTAATATGATCACTTTTTGACCACCAAAAATTGCCTGAATAATGATAACAATGATTATTATTTATATTTGATATTTTATCTTCATTTTTATTTAATATATTACATCCTATTGTATCATAATAATCTAAATTATTTATACAATACTCACCTTTATCTATTAAAAAATATTCCATCATTTCTCTCCATGATTTAGTAACATCTTTATTTCCTGCATTTCTTGTTCCTTTATTATGAAAATATAATATATTATAATTTTTGTCATCATTATCTACAAATTCTTTTATTTTATTTATTGTTAAAAATTCATAATAACTAACATCTTCATGTAAATGTATTATTTTAATTTTTTCATATTGTTTCATTTGTTTTATTTTATCTTCATATTTCCCTATCAAACATATATATATATATTTTATATTATCATATATTTTTGATTTTTTTAATCTTTCATATTGATTTAAAAATATATCATAACCATCCCCTAAATTACACAAATGAATAAAAGTAATTATATTTTGTTTTAAATCATATCTTTTTAAACATATATGATTGTATATATTTTCATCATATTTTTCAAAAATCTCTTCACCCCAATAATCCCATACAATTTTTAATTTATTTTCTTCAAATTTAAAATTTCCATATTGATTTCTGTCTTTTATTCTTATTATTAAATTATTTTCATAATTTAATATTGCTTGATCAAACCATTCATTATGATTTAATGTTATTAATTTAAATAATAATAACGATGATATATTACTTGTAAATATAAAACTATCTTTTGTTTCTAAAATATAATTTTCTTCTATATTAAATATTTTCAATTTATATTTATCAATAAATTCAAACTTATATATTTTATTTTTAAATATAAATTCATTTTTAAAATTCTCAAATATTAATTCTACAAAAGAATATTCATCATTTAATATTATAAATATTTCATTCATCTTATTTTTTATTATAAAATTTTTTCATTATTTAATTTAATTAAATAAATAATATTTATTTCATATTTATCTTATGATACTAAAAATAATTTATATTTGTATCTTTTTATAATTATCAATTGATATTGAAAAGTTATTTGTTTTTATTTTTATTATATCTCTATTTTTAATATAAAAATAAATCATAAATAAAATAAAATCTTCTTTTGTTGTAATTAATTGGTAAAATTCTTTATTTATTATTAATTTATTTTGTTCTTTTATATCTTCAATATTATTTTCTATTTCTGATAGATAACAAATAGATTCAAATAAATGATTGTTTTCAATATTATTTATTAATTTATTTAAATAAATATGTATCATATCAATACATTTTGAATAATTAATAATAATAATAAAATTTTTAAAATTTTCATGAAAATTAACTATTTCATTTATAAATTCATATTGACTAAAATCATCAAAAATTAATATTATAAAATTATTATTTATAGTTAAATAATTAATCCATAACTCCTGATATTCCATAAAATTATTATTATTTTTAAAATTAACAATATTTAATTTATTTATATTCTTTGTATTATTCTTTGTATTATTCTTTGTATTATTCTTTGTATTATTCTTTGTATTATTCTTTGTATTATTCTTTGTATTATTCTTTGTATCCCAATTATATTCTTGAATAATAAAATATCCATAAATATCAAATATATCTTTATTATTACTAAAATCTATTTTTTCTAAAAAAATAAATTTTTGGTTAAATGTTTTTTGACTAAATATTATTTCTTCATTCAATATATTTTGAATTAAATTATCTTTTTCTATGTTATTCTCAAAATATTTAAATATTGATTCATCAAAATTATAATTTATTATTTCATTATATTTATCATTAATTAAATAATGGTTATCATATAACTGATTAAATATTTGAATATGTTCATCTTTCTTAATATGAATATTCTTCTGACTATTATCCATTAAATATAAAAATTTGGTTTTTCTTTCTGTATGAATTAAATAATTATTATCATTATAAAATGTATCATAATGATCAGATTCATATAAATTTATTTCTTTTGTATTATTTGTATTATTTGTATTATTTGTATTATTTGTATTATTTGTATTATTTGTATTATTTGTATTATTTGTATTATTTGTATTATCTTCTTCTAATATAAATATATTATTTTTCTTTACATATTTTAAATTATTATCCAATACAAGATGTGTTTCATCTAAAGTTATATATTCAATAAAATTATTAAAATGTTCGTCATATAATAAATTATCAACTATATAATATTTTTGAATAAAATCATTCTTTATTTCAATTGAAAATAATTGTATTAAATCATTATTTTCATTATTTTGTTGAATTTTATAATAATAATTATTATCATTATACCATTGAATATTTAAAATATTAGTATTCATTTTATTATATTTCGCAATAATGATATGTAAATTATTTAAAATTATATTTTCATTTTTAAATAAGTTAAATAATTCTCCATCTAAATTATATTTTTCAAAATAATAAATATTATAATATTCATTGTCTAATAAAATAAATTCATTGCTATATTCATGATTATTATCATTATCGTAATTATTTATTATTAATTTTTTATTAATTATATTATATTTATATTTATTTTCATTTATATAAATATATTCTTTATCAATATCATATGTAAATGATATGTCTTTTAAAATAAATTTTTTATTTTTTATTAATGTTTTATTATTAATATAATAATCATCATTTTTATAAAATACTTCAGAATCCCATTCATTCCATTTTATAAATAAATAACTACCATCAGTACTAAATGTTCCATTATCTTCATTTATATTCAGTCGAATACATTTATTTGTGTTATTGTCTAAAACAACATAATCTTCCCATGAAAAATTTTTAATTAATATTTTTATATTATCATTAAGTTTGTCAATTTGTTCATTTTTTAAATAATATTTATTATCATCTAAACTTAATAAAAATTTTTCTTCATTGTAGTTATCCCATTTTATAATAATATTGTTATTATTTAAAATATATTTACCTTTATCATAATTTTCTGATCTATAACAAATATTATTATCTAATATTAATTTATCTTCCCAATATGTATGAATAATATAAATAAAATTATTATTATCTATCATCTTTGATGTATCAATTAATAAATTATTTGATGTATCAATTAATAAATTATTTGATGTATCAATTAATGAATCATATGATGTATTATTCGATATATCGCATAATAATTTCGATGTGTTATTCATAGTTGAAAAATCTCCAAAATATTTTATATTATTATCCGTTTTTAGATAAGAATAATTCACATTAGTTCCATTATCATAATTTATATTTAATATATCATCTTCCAATAGATAATCACCTAATTTAAAATAATTTTCGTCTTTTATATTATTATCAAATAAATCCAGATAATATATTGTAATTTTATCATTAAGAAATATATTTATCTCTTCCATAATGATTTATAAAAAATATTATTAAAATAAAAACTAATTGATAGTATTAATTTTATTTATAAATTCTTGTTTTATGTCCTATTTTAACAAATTGTTTAGTAATCTCATTTTTATCCAGTGTTTCTAAGTCTTGATTTAATTTTTTGTAAATTTTAATATCAAAATCTTCTGGTAATTTTGTCCAATGTTTCTTTAAAATACCATGTTCTAAATAATAAGATTTAATTTTTTCTTCATCCATTTTATCATCATTATTTAAATATACTAATTTATATAAATCATAATCAAAATCTTCTGGAAATTTATAAATTCTATTTTCTCGAATACCTATATTTTTGAAATGTTCTATTGATTCTGATTTAGATAATTTTCCAATATCTGGATTTAATTGATTGTATAATAATGAATTAAAATCTTCGGGCATTTTATATAGTCTATTTTCCTTACGTCCTTTTTCTAAATAATGTTCTATTAAAAAATCATCATTATCATAATATAATAAATCAGGATTAAATAATCTATATAATGTAATATTAAAATCTTGTGGTAAATCATTATTTTTAGGATTTTCAATAATATTTTTCTCAATATTATCTGGTTTTTCTTCCTCTTTTTTTTTATGAAATTTATTATAACCTTTATATTGTCTTTTTTCTTCAAATCCATGATATATATAATGTTCAAGAACTTCATTGTTATTCATATATGTTAAATCAAAATGTAAATCTCTATAATTTTTTATATCAAAATCTTCGGGCAATTTATAAATTCTATTTTCTTTCATACCAATATTTATATAATGATAAAATGCTTCATCATTACTTAATCCTCTTACATCTTTATAAAATTTTTTATATTCTTTTGCTTTAAAATCTTCAGTTATTTTATAAACTCTATTTTCATGAATTCCCAATTTAGCATAATGTATATATAATTCACTATCAGTTAAATTTTTTAAATCCTTATAATATTTCTTATAATTTTTTACATCAAAATCATCTGGTAAATAATATATTCTATTTTCATTGTATCCTGTATTAATAAAATGATCTATTAATTTTTGTGGATTTAATTTTTTTAAGTCTGGATTTAATTTTTTATAATTTTTTATATTAAAATTTCGAGGTATTTCAGTCATTCTATTCTCTTTTATTCCATGAGTTAGGTAGTGTTCAACCAATTCATCATCATTTAATTTTTTTAAATCTTTATTAAATGATCTATACATATTAATATCAAAATTATCAGATACTTTATAATCCCTTTTTTCTATATATCCATGTTCTATATAATGTACTTTTGCTAATATATTATTTAAATCTGAAATATCATTATTTAATAATTTATATATTTTTACATTAAAATCTTTTGGTAATAATTTTAAATTATCAAATATAGTTTCATTTGTTATATTCTTATAAAAATCAATAAAATTATTTTTAATTTCTATTTCTGAATTATTTAATTTTTTTATAAAATGTTGAATTATTTTATCACTATTGTCTGATGATACTTTTGCTATTTTTTTATAAATATCTATGTGAAAATATTTAGGTAATTCAATTATTCTATTTTCATGTATTCCATATTGTAAATAATGTCTCGTTAAATCATCAGGTGTTAAATCTTTAAATTCATCATAATATAAATTTTTATATATATTAGGGTTAAATATAGATGGTATTTTATAATTTAAATTTTTTTTATATCCAATTGTAAAATAATGTTTTTTAGCATCATCGTCACTTAAATCTTTCAATTCTTCATTATTTTTATTTAATAATTTATAATGTTTTACATTAAATTTATAAAAAATATTATTTTTATCCAATGAATCTTTATATTTATAAACTATATTGATATATTCTCTATTATAATAATATAAATTATATTTTTCTTTATAATAATTTAAATATGATTCATCTAAATCTTCAAAATTTTTTTCATTCTCTTTATAAAAAGCTGCAATATCCTCTGTTGAACTTGTTTTCATATTAGAATATATATTTCTAATAAATTCTATATCCATATTATCAATAATTAAATTAATATTTTCATTTAAATTAATATTATTTAAATTATCTTTTATTTCTTGTTTATCATCTTGCTTTATTTCCTGTTTTTCATCTTGTTTTATTTCTTGTTTTTCATCTTGTTTTTCATCTTGTTTTTCATCTTGTTTTATTTCTTTTTTATCAACTTGTTTTATTTCTTGTTTTTTATCTTGTTTTATTTCTTGCTTTTCATCTTGTTTTATTTCTTGTTTTTCATCTTGTTTTATTTCTTGTTTTATTTCTTGTTTTTCAACTTGTTTTATTTCTTGTTTTTCAACTTGTTTTATTTCTTGTTTTTCAACTTGTTTTATTTCTTGTTCTCCATTTTTTGATATTTCCAATGAATTATTATTTAATTCGGCGCTATAGTAATATGTAATTATATTTTTTAATATTGAATTTGTTGATAAATTATCATGTGATTTTATATATTCACTATAATTAAAATTACTTTTTAACTTAATAGTTAAATTATAAAATATTTTAATATAATGTTCATATAATTTATTTTTATTAATATTATCATTAAAATTATTATTTAAACGTATATTATCATTTTCTTGTCCATATTCATAGTAATGGTATAGTATATCGTTATTGTTTAAATTTGCTATTGAAGCATTAAAAGATTTATAATGATATATATCAAAATCGTTTGGAATATCAAGTAAATAATGTAATTTTGATGTTGTTAATTTATCAATATAATATTTTGGTAATACAGAATAAAAATTTTTAAAACAACTTCTACCCTCGTTAAATCCAAATGTAATAAAATGATTATATAATTCATCATCATTTAAATTTTTTAAATCAGGATAAGTATTCTTATAATATTCTAAATTAAATTCATCAGTATATTTTCCTAATTCATTCTTGTGAAATTTAATATGATCCATTATTTTTTTAATTTTAAATAAATGAAAAATATTTCGCGTAACCATATTTTCATATAATTCTTCATTTTCCCAGTATAAATTTTTATGGTTATTATATTCTTTTGCTATTTTTAAAAAACAATCATGATTTTTATCAATATGTATTAAACTTAATTCTAAATGTTTTATAACAGATTCTTGATTATGAATTAAATGTTGTTTTGATTTATAATGATTAACAAATTTATTAATTATTGTTGATTTTAATAAAAATAAATAAGATTGATAATGATATTTACCCAATTGGGTCGAATCATTATAACCATAAATATTAATAGTATCCGGTAAATTTTCAATATATTGAAAGTAATTATCTAATTTTTCAATAATTATAATAGAATCATTAACAAATAAAATATAATCATATATATTATATTTAATATTATATAATGCATAAACCCATTTGCCAAAATCTAAAAATTTATCATTCTTTATCTCAAAATATTCTTTAATATAATCATAATCTTTTAATTCATTATTTAAATTTTTTGAATATTTTGAATCAGCACTATTGATTATAATAATATCATTACTAAATTTTTTTAATTCTAAAATATTATTTAATGTAATAAAATATTTTTTTAATGAATCAGTATGACATGCAAATAAAATACATATATTTTTCATTTCCTATTTAAAAATCAAATAAAAAATAACATAAAAAAACAAATTAAATGTTATTAAATATTATTAAATATTATTAAAATATTAAAAAATTAATTTATTTAATAAAAAAAATATATACATACTTGTATGAATAAATATATTGATGTTAAATATGAAAATTTAGATTCAGATATATGTATTATTATACAAAAGTATTATACTAATAATGAAATTTCTAAATTCATTTTACAAGTACAAGATAATATATTATTTCTAAAAAATATAAATGAATATATTTATTTTGATAAAAATATTCAATTTCCAGGTGATGTTAAATTTAAAATTAAATGGGAGAACTTTGAAGATAATCAATACATTGAACCAAAAATTGAAAAAATAATAAGTAGATATTACGATCTAAATAAAATAGAATATAACATAGATGGTAAATGTGTTAAAATAAATAATAATAATTTTTTAGAATATATTTATTTTGATGAATTAATTAAGAAAGATACAATAAAATATTATAATATTTTATATGAAAATATTGAAAAAAAAGAAAATATTATATTCATTATCCAAGTTGGTAAATGGGAAACACTTGAAAAGATGTATCATAATTTAGATATTATTAATGAAATAGATGCTAATTATATAATAGCTGTTGTTGAAAATGAATATGATAATGAAAAAATAGAAACTATTAAAAATAAATTAAAAAATTTAATTATCATTGAAGTTAAAAATAAAGGCATGGACATTGGTGTATTTCTATTAAGTTTATTATATTTAAGAGATAATAATTTAAATTATGAGTATTTGGTAAAAATACATACAAAAACAGATGATAGATTCAGAGAACATGTATGCGATCATCTAATTGGATCTAAAAAAATAATTAATCATAATATAAATTTATTAAAAAATAATAGTAAAATTGGAATGTTAAATGGTACATTAACATTTAATTATCATAAAAATAAACAATTTTATGAGAATCATTTTAAATATTTAGAATATTTATGTAATTTATTATTAGATGAATCAATAAATAATGATAATTTAGAATTTGCTGTTGGAACATTTTTTTATTCAAAATTTGATGTATTTGATGTATTTAACAAAAATCATATTAAATTAATATATAATCAATTAAATGATTTTGAATCATTAGATAAAAATTGGTATTCTATATTTTATAATTTAAAAAATAAAAATGACAATTTTATAAATCAACATTATCTTAAAAATAAACATAAAAATCACGGTAATAATTTAGAATTACAAAAAAAAACTGAATGTAGTGGAATGCGTGATTTTATGATTGAACACGCATTAGAAAGATTCTTCGGATATTTAAATAAAAATAAAAATTATACAATGATTGAAGTTTAATATTTACACCCTAAAATAGAAATACATGTAGACTCTACAACAAAAACTTACAAAAAATAAGATATAAGCACTTTTATATATTACAACTAACTTAAAAGTAATTATATAATTATATAATTATATAATTATATAATATGAAATCTTTAAAAATAAAAGGTTATTTAACATGGAATGATATAATGAAAAATAAAAAAATAACGGATATTCAAGATCCTATTATAGATATGGAAATAAACAAATCCGATTTTGAAAATATATATAAAGAAATTGTTTGTGAATTACAAGGCAGTGACGAATATTTTGAATCATATATAGATTACTATTTTACAATCAATCCAATAAAAACATATGTACTTTCTTTTAAAGGAGAAAAAGAAAAAATAGCATTTTATAATATTGGTTTGAAAAATAAAAGTGTTTTATCTTTAACCGAAATTCAAGAAGGAGAAGAAACAAAGGACAAAAATAAAAGAAAAGAAATATAAAAATGAGACAAAATCCCATTAAAAATTTTGTTTTAAATTACAAATGGCGTATAGTTAATTATAATCTCTTTCTTCATAAACACCATAATTTAACCAATGTTTTTTTAAATCTAATTTATTTAATTTCTTTAAATCATCGTTTTTATCTTTATATAAAAAAAAATCAAAATTTTCTGGAAAATCAAAATATTTTATTAATTTAATTTTATTAATTTTATCATATATTGGTTTTGGTAATATAATTTCATTTTTTTTATATTTTCTACATTCAAATTGTCCATATTCGATAAAATGTTTTTTTAAAAATTGTTCATCGAAACTTTTTAAATCTTTATATGATTTATAAATATCTATATCAAAATCTATAGGTAATTTTTTATGTACAAATTCTTTTTTATCAAATTCTTTGATTAAATTTTCTAAAAAAGTTATATTTATAATGGGTAATATATTTATTTCTAATAAGTAATAATAATATTCACTATTTGATAAATAAATATTTTTATTCTCTACGGATTCAATATATGCTGTTTTACAAAATGCTGTTTTATTTGATATTTTCGTTGATACTTCTTTTAAAAAATCTAAATATAATAAATTATAATCCATATTTTTCTTTTTTAATGAAAAATCACTAATTAATGTTTTGAAAAAATTAATAGATTCTTTTTTTATTGTTAATATATTAAACTGTAAATGATAAAATAATTCTGTAGAATCTGTAAAACTTATTAAATCATATTTTGATTTAAATGAAAAATCAAAATAATCTTTTAAATTTGTTAGATAAATATGATCATCTAAAATGATACTAATACATTCTATATTATCTAAATTAACATCAGTTAATAATTTATTTATTTTTTGAAAAATATTTAATCCTGAAGTAAATTTAAATGTTTTTTTATTTCTTAATGCTTTAAGTTTAATACTTAATATTTCTGAATAATCATTTCTTTCATCTATTATATAAACTTCTTCGAAATTATTATGAAGTGTTTTAATATTATGTATATTAATATCTATATTTTTTTTAGTAATTGTATTATTTATAAAAAAACCTATATTTTTCATTAAAGAATTACAATATTTTTAATTTATTTTTTTACCAAATTTATTTAAAAATCATTATTTATTTCAAATGTTTCATTATTTTCTGATATTGTTGATTTAGCATATTCTCCTACTCTAATTTCAAAAAAATTGGATTTTGGTCTCAATGAAATCATCTCCATAAAATCAAATGGATTTGATGTATTCCATATTTTTTCATATCCCAACTGAACCAATAATCTATCTGATACAAATTCGATATATTCTTTCATCATATCCGCATTCATTCCAATTAAAGCACATGGTATTGATTCTGTTATAAATTCTTTTTCAATAGCTACGGCATCTTTAATTATATCATAAATTATTTCGGGTTTTATTTTATTCTTAATATAACTATACAATAGACAAGCAAAATAACAATGTGTACTCTCATCTTTACTTATTAATTCATTACTAAATGTTAATCCTGGCATTAATCCTCTCTTTTTTAACCAGTATATAGCACAGAAACTACCTGAAAAAAATACTCCTTCTACAATAGCAAATGCAATTAATCTTGTTGCAAAATTTACTTCTTTGTTTTGTATCCATTTATTTGCCCACATTGCTTTTTTATAAATACATGGTGTATTATCTATTGAATTAAATATTCTCATTTTTTCATCATTGTCTTTTATATATGTATCGATTAATAAACTATATGTTTCACTGTGTATATTTTCATTAAATATTTGATATGAATAAAATGCCCTTATTTCGGGTATTTCAATTTCAGATAAAAATCTTACTGCTAAATTTTCAATAATGATTCCGTCACTCCCGGCAAAAAATCCTATAATATTTTTAATAAAAAATTGTTCATTATCTGTTAATCTAACCCAATCTTTTATATCTTTACTTAAATCTATCTCATTAACAGTCCAAAATGAACTTTCTGCTTTTTTATATTCATCATATATATCTTGATATTTTATCGGAAATAAAACAAAACGATTATTATTCTTTTTTAATAGAATTTCATCATTGTCGTAACTTTTATCGGTCGTTGCTAAATAAGACATTACTATGTATAATAATTATGTTTTTTTTTTATATATATTTTAAAATCTTTTTTATAATATTTTTATTTTAATATTTTTTCAATATTTTTATTTTATTATTATAAATTAAATATATCATATAATTTATATTTTTAGTGTTTTAATTAAAATTTTTTTATTTATTAAAGTTAATGAATCTTCATAAAGAAGAAATAGAATTAATAAATAATTATATACCTACATTACAAAGATATTTTAAAGATAATAATAATTATAAATATTTTAAATCACCATTTGTTGAAAAATTTGTTTTAAAATTTGTTTTATTAAACAGTGATGACCAAATAATATCTAAAATTATTGATAAAATAAATGATAATATTATTAGCAATGAAGATATATTTTTTTCATTTAATTATTATTATAATTTTGATAAAAATATAAAATTAAAAATTCAAACATTTTTGTATAATTCGGAAGATAATGATACGATTATTATTAAATTTAAAACAAATATAATTTTATTTTTAATTAAATATTATCAATATTTTTATATTATTAATGAATTATTATATGATGACAATGAAGAAGAATTATTCTATTGTATATACATTTATAGCAAAAATGACGAAAATATTATTTTAAATTATTCAAAAAAATATTTTAAAATGAAAATATTTTTTTATTTAATTGATGATTTGTTCAAAATTTTTAAAAAAAATATAGATATTTTAATTAAAAATGAGATACTTTCAGATGAAAATATATTTAAATTATTTATTAAAAATATATTTTTTAACTGGCATATATTTTATAAAAAAACATTAGAAGATGAAAGTTTTGTAAATATCGAAAAAAAATACGAAATTAAAAAAAATTTATTATATAAAATGGTTTGTAGTCATAATTTGTGTTAATTTGTGTTAATTTGTTATTTTTATGATATTTATGCATTTATTATTTGTATTATTTTTTATAAATGGTAAATAATATAATTTAGTAAAAAATATATTTTTATTGTTAAAAGAACAATAAATTATCAGAAATAATCTTATTCTGAATCGGAATCTGAATAATTTTCTGTATAATTTTCCTCATATACATATCGAACATAGCATTCATTTGAAGAAGTTATATATATATCATATACAATATTATCATAATCTCTAAATAAATAAAAAGAATAGTTTCCTCCACCAGAATCTCCAAATAACATTGTCTTAATATTATGATCTTCAAAAAATGCTTTTCGTGATTTTTTTGTATATTTTCTTATTGATGGTGTTGGATACAATGAAGGAAGTTCATTACCAGAGATTTTTAGTTGGTTTACTGTATTTTGGAATAATTCTTCAGACATTATGTTTATTTGTTTTATTTGTTTTATTTGTTTTATTTATTTTATTTATTTTATATTTCAATTTTTATAATAAGTAATTAATCATATATTTGTTAAAATTATATACACCCTTGAAGATTTAAAATGGGACAAATTATAGGTAAGTTTTTTCTTAAATTTATCATTCTGTAGTAACATATACTTTCCCTCCCCCCGAATTTTTAGGTTCCCAGCAAAGCACTGTAAAAAAACTACCAAAACAGCATACACCTATAATATCAGTTGTATTATCAGCACCTTGATGTGCACATACTACACAACCTGGAAATAGGCATTTCATAATAGCATTTGGTTCTTCTGGGGGAGAAGGACTATCTTTGACATAAGAATAATAATAATAACCACTTCCTATCATACCAATGACATCAATTAAGGCAACAGTTTCTATAGCAATAGACATATTATTTATATAATAAATTTCTTTTTATATCTCTTTTACTTTTATTGTGTGTCCCATTTTAAATATTCAATGGTATAAATACTTAATAAAAAAAAATCGAAACATATTATAAATTATATCTAAAGTATACTAAAAACATACAAAAACAATGAACCCAAAACAGGTGAAAGAAACTAGAGCGGCTATTCGTGAATTGAAAGATCTGTTGGGTCATATACCCAACTACATCAAAATACCGGTCCTTGCCATTTATCCAGATACGGAGAATGCTGCATGGTTGGCATCCAAGATTGACCACGTTGATGAAGATGGTAGTGCTAAGGCACTTAATCCAGAATGGACTGAGATTAATGGAAGACTTTCTCTTCTACAAGAACGCATGGTAGAACATGATCGAATAAAAGAAGAAAGAGAAATTGCCCATTTACGACAAAAACTTGAAAAAGCAGCACAGGTTGAAGCAGCACAAGAAAAACGTGACAAAGCAGCACGAGAAAAATGTGCCGAAAAAGAACGAAAAGAACTTGAAAGAAAAGAACAGAGAGAACTTAACAGAATAGCACGGAGAAATTCTTTCGCGGCATTGAGCATCTAAAACCTTTATAAACTATTATACACAGATCATTAAAAATCACAGGTTATTATAAATAATATAATTTGTGTTAAAAATATTCTATTATATATAATAACTTTTTATATCTTTGATGATTTAATTTTTATAATAATTAATAATTAATAATTAATATTTTATTGTTTAAGAACAATAAATAAATAATAATAATAATATAGGGATAAATTATTTAACTTGTTCTTATTCTTCAACTTGTTCTTCTTCTTCTTTAGTATCCATGACTAACATAAAACAGTTGTTCGGTCTCACCATATGATGGAATTTTATATATATCGTACATACGACCATCATCATCTCTAAATAAATAAAAAGAATACCTTCCCCACCTGTACTTCCATAGCACATTATTTTAATAGTAGGATCTTCAAAAAAACTTTTTTGCTTTTTTTCTGTATCATCTCTGTTTGTACATGTTGGTGCTAAACAATGTTTTTTACCATTATTCCATTGTATTACACTTGATTTTAATATTTCTTTTAATTCTTCATTCGATCCGGGCATTGTTAATAGTTTGTTTGGTGTATAATTAGTTACAACTACTAAATTTTATTACAATAAAATTATTGTAATAAAATGATTTATAATAAAATTATTGTAATAAAATTATTTATAATAAAATTATTGTAATAAAATTATTTATAATAAAATTATTGTAATAAAATTATTTATAATAAAATGATTTACAATCATAATTTATGTTAAAAATATTATTTATTTTGTAAAAATTCTTGGATTAATATGACTTGCTTGTAATTCTTGAATAAATAATTTAGAACTATATGGAACTTGTACTTTAGCAAATTTTGTCTTATTGTCACTATACAATGATTTATATATATTCTTTTCAGGATTAACAGGACTTATCATACCTGTTTCTTTATCAATCCAAATATAATATTTATCCGAACAATCGAATGTTCTTTCTTTCAAAAATTGTACCGCACCATGAGACAATAGACAGTCACGCTCCATTTCCCCACATCTTAATCCTCCATCACGAGAACGCCCTTCTGCAGGTTGCATCGTTAATAATTGATATGGACCCGTCGCTCTTGAATTGCCAGTCCAACATGTTTTCCCATTTCTTCTTACATAAAATACTTCACTTGGAACATTAACACACCATACAGGACATTTTACATTTTCTTCTAAAATTTCTTCTTGAATATTTTGTTTTTTAGAATGTCCATGATTCACTGATGGATTTAATTTCTTTTTAATAATACTACATCTCCAAATATCATGTTTATTTACTATTTCTTTTTCATTAATATAAATTTTATTTTTATAAGCTTCTATATGAATTGATAATATAGATGTCCATCCAGCATGAAGACATAATTGTTGAACTTGATCGGCTAATTCTACTGAAGATGTATAATATACTGATGTTCCATTTTTATTAAAACATCCATCACCTATTTGCATAGAATAAATTAAATGTTGTGTTTGTTCTTTACTTAATTCAAATACCCATTCTGGTAATTTTTTATTTGGTGCTCCAACACTTAACTTTTTCATATATACATATAATTGTCTTTCCGATTGATTAATGTATAATTTTTCTTCATTCTTTGAATATCTAAATTTAATATTCATATTTTCTAATGCGCTGAATAACACATTTTTTACTCTTTCTTTATTAACAGATATTGTAACTAATCCTGTATGTTCATTTCCTGTAGCCCATCCTTCAGCATACCAAATTCCGAAAAATGTTAAGAATTCTGTCATAATCATATTTTTTTCATTATATACTGTTTTATTATTATTTTTATCAATAAATTCATAACAAGGTAGAGTAAATATATAATCACTTTTATCCCATTCTGCATCTTTTTTATATTTTCTATGTTTTCCAATTAAATCTTTACTATACTCAAAGTCACAATCACTCCACACTTTCTTTCTTGTTTGAACTTTAGAAACCCACATTCTATGTCCTTCTGTTACCTTTAAATCTATTGATTGATTTTTAATATGATACATGTCTCCTCTATGTTCTGGATAATCATAAATTTTTAATGGTTGTTCATAAACTAATTTATTATTTTTTAATGTTGCTATTTCATCATCCATTGATAATTCATTATGCTTTTTCCATCCTATTTTTGTTAATATTTCTGTTTTATAATCTAAACAATGGATTTTATCTTCGACAAGATGTTTTAACCTATAATAGAAAGTTGGTCCAATAAATATATCTACTTTAATTTGTTCTCCCGTTTTACCATTATATAATACTTCAGATCCAGAACTATTATAACCCATTGATTCCATAACAGATGAAATATCCTCGACATTCACTTTTCTAAATGGTGTAGCATCCATTTCACACCCTGCTAATGTACCAACTTTTCCAAATACACACTCAATTAATTGAGCAATTGTCATTCTCTTTGGTATAGCATTTGGATTCATAATAATATCTGGTACTATACCATCTTTTGTAAATGGCATATCTTCTTGTTTATATGTCATACCAATAGTACCTTTTTGACCATGACGTGAACTGAATTTATCACCAATTTCTGGTACTCTATCAGACCTAATTCTAACTTTTACAAAATTATAACCATCTCCATTTGAATTTTTATAAATCTTATCTACAATACCACTCTCATTCATTCTTAATGATGTACTTAAATCTTTTGCTTTTGGTTCACCTTCAATAGAATCCTTAATACTTGTTGTCTTACCAATAATAATATCATTTCCATCAATTGCTTCTCCAACTTTCACCAATCCATTGTCATCAAGTTTATCATAACTACCATAACTCATTTTTTCAGTATATATTTTTCCATTTGGATAATATTTTTGAGGTTTACAAAATTTCTCATCTTCTAATGACGCACTATTTTTCTTTTCATCATCTACATATGTTCTATAAAATGAGGAACTAAATAATCCTCTATCAATAGCACTCTGATTAAAAATTAACGAATCTTCCTGATTATAACCTGTGTAACTCGCAATAGCAACAATTGGCATCTGCCCACTTGGTAATGTATCACTATGAACATATTTACTTGTCTCGGTATTAACAATAGGTTTTTGTGGATAATGTAGAATATGTGCTAATGTATCCATTCTTTTCCTGAATGCTGTACTATAAATACCCATTGCTTGCTTACCCATCGCACCTTGAAACAAATTTCTTGGTGCTTGATTATGATCTGCAAATGGAATATTTGTTGCTAATACTCCCATTATCAATGAAGGATGAATTTCACAATGTGTGTAATTGTAAAACGCATAATTGTCTTTGGTATTTTCATTTAAATTATCTTTTGTCATCGCAATCATTAATGTATCTGATTCATTTACATCAATATATTCAATAATATGTTTGTGTTTTACATTATCAAGATTATTATTATTTGACTCATTATTAATTAAATTCTTCCATTGATAATTATTTTCATTCATTTCTTTAATATATTTATCAGTAATATTCAATTTATTATCTTCTACGATATATAAAGGACGATACATTCTTCCTCCATCAGTCCAAATCTGAATTTCACAAATACCAATATACCATGAAATTGAAATATATGGATTAATTATACCCTCTCTTCTATATTTCTTTAGTTTTGGTACTAAAATTTCTGGATTCATAGATATTCCATACCAATCACCATTAACAAATACCTTTACACATTCAAATATGTCAACAGGATTTACATCTTCCAATTGTATAACATCATTTTCTTCTAAACATGATATAATTGTATCAGGAGAACATGGAATTGAAATACATGATGTAAGCGCCATGTTTTTAATAAGCCCAATAGGAGAACCCTCAGGAGTTTCAAATGGACAGATAACACCCCATTGAGTACAATGTAATTTACGCGGTTCAGTAAATTTACCATTCTTATCAAATTGTGCTGACACAACTCTGCGCAATGAACTTAATGTTTGTAAATAACTTAACCTTTGTAATACTGCAGCAATACCTTTACGAGGATTTTTATTTTTTAAACCCCATGTACCAGTACTAATACAATAATTAATATCTCTCTCAATAGAATTTGGTTTTAATTTTTTTGTTAAATTTAAATGTAATTCTGACATTCTTCCTGATAACATATCCTTGTCACATTCCATCTTTAATTCTTTATTAAATCTTCCAAAAAATGCCCTAAATAATTGAGCCATTAATTCACCACATGTTTCTACTCTTTTATTTAAAAATGAATCTCTGTCATCATACTCCTTTTTTAAACTTGAACGCAACATTTTATATGTCATATGACCTAAAAACATTGCTTTTTTAATAGGTGAACTACCAACATGTGGAAATAAATCACTGATTAATACTTCAAATGTGTATTTCAATTTACATTTACTTGTTTTATATTTATTAATTTGGATCGCACTTAAATATTTTGAAATGTATTCTAATGCTAATTTTTGAGTATTGATTTGTTTTGCCTCATCGATTGATGCGTTTAATAAATCAATCATATCATTATTTGATTGATTTGATGTATTTGATACAATTAATTCAATAATTGATTTATCTGATATATAATTTAATGCTCTAAATATAATAACAATTGGAATATCTTGTTTAAAACGCCCCATTCTAACACGAATTACATTATCATCACAATTATCCTTTGTCATTTTCATTCTTACAATAATCTTTGATACAATTGATGGACTGTTTTTATCAACACTCCTTATTTCTGCTTTATCAGAAAATTTGTTTTGTGATGTCTTTTCAGGAAAACAACAAATTTTATTCTCACATACTTTTTCTTGACTTATAATAACTTTTTCACTTCCTTTAACGATAAAATATCCTCCTCCATCAAACATACCTTCACCCATTTCACATTTTGTTAAATTACTTTGTTCATTTAATACACAAAATTTCGAACCTACCATAATAGGAAGTTTACTACATGGATATTTCTCTAATGTTGGATGATTTTCAATGACCTTTTCTCCATTTTCTTTAATATTAATTGTTCTATGATGAATATCTAAATAGACATTCGCACTATACGTCAATTTCCTTAAACGTGCTTCCGCAGGATACATATATTTATTTGGCTTATCATACAATACTGGCTTACTAATATGTATTTTACCGAATTCAATTTCATAAATTTCTCGATATAATTCTTTTTCTTCATCATATTTATCTTTATTATAAATTTTAACTGTGCTAAATTCTTTTTCACGAACAATAGATTGTAAATCTTTTTCCATAAAATTATTAAATGACGTTAAATGATGATTAATTAATATATCATCTTGTTTAAAAAATTTATCTATTACATCCCAGGTATTATTTTCCCAGTCGAAGTCATCTGCAATTATTCCTTTATTTGACATATTGTATTATATAAGTATATTATCTTTAAGCTTTTTAGATTTATATTTTTTTATAAATTAATAATTCATTTTTTAATTATTTTTTAATAAATAGTTAGTGATTTATTTATTTTAATTTATTTTAATTTATTTTAATTTATTTTAATTAATGAAAAAAAATCAATTATAATTTTATTTTATAAAAAGATTGATATATTATCCTATATAATATCCCATATGCAAATAAGTCACTAACTATTTATTGACTATATTAAATATATTCTAAATATTCTAAAAATATATTATGTGCAATTAACATTTCTCGTGCACATAATCCACTATCCGATACATGATCAATATTCATACAATCATTGTCAAGAATCTTTTTCACTAAATCAAATTTTTGAAAATTTAGTAATAAAATTAATGGAGTATCTCCATATTTATTGATAATATTTACATCTATTTCCTCAAAATCTAATATAATATCAACTAATTCAAAATATTGTAAACTAATACATATCATTAAAATATTGTCAAAATGTTTGTTTTGAAAATTCAAATTATGAATATTTATTTTCTTAAGAATTCTTTCAGCTAATTTTTTCATACCACATATTACCGCACACATTAACAATGTACTACCATCATTATTTACCATATCTACGTCAACATCGTCTTCGTTATCATCAAACATTTTTAAACATAATTCTTCTACACCGTAATTAATACTTAAAAATAATGTAGTATCTCCTTCAATATTTTGTGTATTAATATCATAACACTGTTTATCAATAATTTCATAAACTAAATGCCATTGTCCTTTACCCATCGATAAAAATAATGCATTATCATAATTTTTATTTATATGTTTTATATACTCTTTTGACCCATATTTTATTAATAAAAAGGACAATGTATATAGATTATTTGCTAATGCTAAAATAAGACTACTATTATTTTCTGCATTAATTAATTCGAAATTAGAATTACCTTTAGAAAAAATGTCTTTTGCCAATTCTTCATCTCCTTTTATAATTGAATGAAAAAATGCTGTATCTCCATGTTTATTTACTAATGAATTATCACTATTTCTACTAACAATCAATTGTGATATATCTGAAAAGTCATTATTTAAAGCATAAATTAATGATGTATCGCCAGTATTATTTACGAATTCTGTATTTGCTCCTTGTTCTATAAGAATAATTGCTAATCTTCGTAATCTTTTTGCAATACATAATATTAATGCGTCAAACCCATGATGATTTACATAATTAATATTTATTTTAAATTTTTCAACTATTTTAATTCCAATATCTTCTTGTAAATTATCTATAAGTATTAATAGAATACTATCTCCGTGTTTATCTACATGATTAACATTAATATCTGGAAATTCAAGTAATAATTCCGCAATATCTAAAAAATCATAACGCAATGTACAACTTAATGCACTATCACCATATTTATCTACATAATTTATATTTTTTAATCCTTTTTTAATAAGTATTTTAGCAACATCACGATAATTTTTCTTTAAAGATAAGATTAAAGCATTATTACCTAAATGATCTATTTGGTCTATGCCACAATTCTTATATGATAATATTTTATGTACAACTTGAGGTAATTCATAATGCAATGATAGCAATAATGCATTTTCTCTTTTTTCATTAATAAATGTTAAATCAGATTTCGTAACTAAATCTAATATTGTATCAATATTTTTGTCTTTATTAGATAGTGCGTTTAATAATTGACTCATTATAAAATAATATATTAAATTTAATTTATTATTTTTACGATTGTTTTATTTGTATATATATATTATAATATGTCAGGGACAACAATAAAAAGATATTATGATTATGATTTATTGATAGGTTTATTATCAATTTGTTATAATAATAATATCAAAATACCTAAATTAAGTATTGAAGATGAAAGACAAATATTGAATGAATTTATCTTTTTATTTAAAAAATTATAATATGTTTAAATATATTTATGAATCTATAAAGAATATGGCATTCCTCTCATAGAATTCGATAAATGTATTACTTTACTGTAACCAAATAATTCGGTTATATTTTTAATATTTTTGTTTGTATCATTAATTAATAGCATCATTGAATCATAGATTAATTGATTATTATTTCTTAATTTTACTAAATTATTATTATTTTCATCTTCTTCATTAATTGATGAATCTGCAAGTTCCCAAAAAAATAACTCCATAATATCAAATGTACTTCTAATTAAAGTAGCGATTTGTTTACTATAATTATGTTTCTTATATCTCATGTGAATAAGTGATTTAAATCGTTCTTCAGTAATATCTTTTTTTAATAATTTCTTTCTATCAGTTTCATTCGTTTTTCCATCAATATCATTTTCAATTTTATTTGAATATGTAACACGATAATACGCTCTAAATTCTGTTACAGTTCTATGCAACATTTGTAAATATCTTCGTGTATCTTGATCAACTTTTTCAGATACCATAATGAAATGAGGTATATGTGTTCTACATCCATTTCCATTGTTACCATTAATATTATTTCTATAATTTTCAGCCATTTGTGGATTATTTTGGAAGAACGCATGTGCATGAGGATTGTGTACAACACCTTTCTCTATGTTACCTGTCTTCCATGAAAATGATGTTCCGCATTTAACACAAAACATTTGATCACATCCATTTATTTTTGAAATAAATTCACCACATGAAGGACATGTTTTAGAATGTTCTTTAATTTCAGCAAATGTTGCGATCTGTTCTTCATCGCAAGCATGAATTTTAACTGATTCACCTTCTTCAAGTGGAACATAGCATTTTTTACACGTCTGTGTATTACATAACTGACATAAAAAATCTTTATCTAAAAATCCATTACATTCTGGATCAGAACATTGAAAATGTGATATATAAGATTCTCTTTTTTTATTTGGTATTGTAATTTCACGAAGTTTTTCTTGAATGGGTCTAATATTTTTTCTATATTCTTGATATATAGCGTTAATTTCTTCATTTAATTCTTTTTTTTTATTTTCAATAAAAATTTGTTGCATATCATCTTTAAATCTTGATTTTTCAATATTAATTAATATATGTTCTTTATGAGTTTTGTATTTTCCAAAAATCCATTTTTTTCCAAATTTTGTTAAAAACGTTTCATATGGAATAACATTCCGACAACTCATGCAATGTACATCTTGCATAGAATCTAATAAATATTTTTTATTACATTCAATACATGCTTCATAATTGCATTCTTGATTTTCACATTTTAAAAATTCTTCAGGATTTTTATTTTCACAACATATAAAACACTCCATTATTTATTTGTAATAATATATTTTATATATTTTATATATTTAATATATTTAATATATTTATTAAAAAAATCAATTTTTATATATATTATTATTATAATATGAAAATAAATAGATTTAAATTATCAATACTATTATTTTTAATATTTTTATTTGCGATCTTATACATGATAGTTGATGATACAAATTTTGGTGGAATTAATAATATTCAAGAAATGATAAAAGATGAAATATTAAAAGAAAAAATAGTAAAAGAAATAAAAGAAACTTTTTACAATATAGATAATCATATTGTTAAAGGAACACATAAAGAAGAAAAATTAATTGATGATACAACCAAAGAAATTAAAAAAAATATAATACCTAAAGAGTTAGATACTGATAAAGTAAAACCATCATTTTTACAGAAATTTTTTGATAGACTTTATTTTTCTGTAATAACAGGAACAACGCTTGGATATGGTGATATATATCCAATAACAAATAAAGTGAAAATCTTATCAATGATTCAAACATTGTCTACTATAATATTAATTCTAATATAATTTAGAATAAAAATTAATATTAATATAAAAATAAATATATTTATATTTTATATTATTAGTAATGGAAAATTTAAATATATTTATTGGATTTGATAGTTCGAATTATGGTCAAGAATTAGCTTATGATGTATGTAAAAGATCTATTGAAAAACATACAAGTATCCCAGTGACATTTCATAAAATGATAAAATCAGACATGATAAAAGATGGAATCTTTAAAAGAACTGATAAAGATGGTGCAACAGAATTTACTTATACCAGATTTTTTGTTCCATACTTATCATCTTATAAAGGTTATTCTTTATTTTGTGATAGTGATTTTTTATGGACATGTGATGTTGCTGAATTATTAAAATATATAGATTCTACAAAAGCATTATCATGTGTCATGCATAAATATAAAAATTGTAATAATAAATTCAAGATGGATGGACAAAAACAAGAATGGTATCCAAGAAAAAATTGGTCAAGTTTAATAATATTCAATAATGAACACCCTTCAACAAGAAATTTAACATTGGAAAATATAAATACAAAAAGCCCTCAATGGCTTCATAGATTCGAGTGGGCTAAAGATGGAGAATTAATAGAAATACCTAAAGATTATAATTATTTAGTAAATTATTATAATGATGGACCAATAAAAACATTACATTATACTGATGGTGGTCCATGGCATCCAGATTATATAAATGTAGAATATGGTGATTTATGGATGGAATATCTAACACCAGAAGAAAAAGAAAAAATGGAAAAGTTAAGAATTACTAATTACAAATTCTAATTTCTAATTTCCAAATTCTAATTTATAAAAATATTATAAGTGGAGATACTAAAGCTGAGGATAAACACCACATACTAGGTGAATTTTCATTTTGAACTATATTAGATATTATATATGTAATCAATAAAATTAATGCACTAATTGTAATAAAATAAATATTAGATGTAAAAGAATATAAAAATATTAGTAAATACATTACATAAAATAATTTTTTATTTATATAATCCATAAAATTCCATTTTAAACAAGTATTTATTGAAGCATTTTTAAAATCAGTAAAAAATATTCTTGATATTATTATTATAGAAATAATTCCACATATATATAAGTATATTTTTTGGTTTGGGTCAATTTTATTTATTAAGTAAAAAAAAAAAGTTCCTTGAAGACTAAGATTAATTAATAATATTTTTGAAAATATTCCGTTATAATCATAACCTTTATAAATTAAAGCTTCTAATATTTGAACTAAACTGAAAAACATGATAAATAGACCAATATATTTTTTATAAATATTATTACTTAAAAATAAAATAAATCCTGCTATTTCACCAATAAGAAATGCTGCTATAGATGTTTCGAAATTTATACACATTATTATATATATATTAAAAATATTTTTAATATATATTAATATCCATTGTAAATAAAATAAAATATTTAACAAGGTGGTGTTTTACCCCAAAAATTTTTTGGCATCTTATTAACAGATGGATATGCTGAATCTAATAAAATTTGTTCTTGGCTTCTAACATTACTATTTTGTGATGTGGATTTATAAAACAAAGGTCCATCGCTCCAATCTCTTTGGTAAGGATATGTTAATGTTCTAAATGGTATTCCCTCTCCTAAATTTATATGTTGGATTTCACTAACACTTTTTTTTGTATTTGTGTCAAAAACTTGTATTTGGACCTCTGGGTGAATATAAGTTGAACCCATATTTATATAATAACTATTTGGATATCTCATTGATATTGAAAAATTTCCTTTGGATATATTTGATGTACCAACATTATGTGAATTTTCAAAAGCAATTTCTTCATTTGGAAAAGGTAATCCACTTCCAGAAAAATTACTATTATAATTAGGAGAGTTAGCAGCCCAATATTTTATATATAAATTATTTGTATTTGATAATGACATTAAATCTCCTTTTAAACTTCCACTAACCATAAATGAATTATTATTATCTTTAACAATATCAACATCACATAATGGCAATGCTTTATTAGAAGAATTCCAAGTATCACACATATTTTTCTCTCTATATTCAAAAATTTCTTTAGTTTTAGGATCATCAAAATTTACTCCTGCAAATGAATCAAGACTCATATTATATTTATATAACATATTTTTTTTATATTTTTATTTTTTAACATAAATTATAAATATAAAATATTAATAATATTTAATACCCATTAATCCATTATAATTATTTATAAATTGATCAGCAATATCTCCATTTTTTATAACTTTTATCGGTATAATAGTAAAATTTAAATAACTTTCATCTATAAATTGTTTAAGTATTTCTATTTTTCTTTCTTCAATATATAATTCTTTGAGTTGATAATATTCAATTGATGTTACTATTTCTTTCTTTAATTTTCCAAAAACATATACATCTAAATTTGTTTTTGGATTATCTAAATCATTTAATCTTTTTTCTAATAATTCATTATTAAAATCATATTTTCTAGTAGAAAATAAGTTTATTATATCTTCATTTGTCATTTCTTCATTTTTAATTATTAATTTATTATTTTTTTCATTTATTAGACATTTAATATTATTATTTATACCATATACTAATAAATCATTAATTTTATGGTCTACTAAAAAAGTATTTATTATTTCAATCATACTTTTTTCATTTAAAAATTTAGTTTCCATTATTACTTTATTTTTATTCATATTTATTTTACTGAATTTTGTAAGATTTTTTGTAATTTGACAACAATAATTAAATTCAAAGTTGTTGAATAAATCTGTAATATAATCTATATCAAAAATACTATCTTTTTTTATATAAAAATTTCTTAATTTATATTCAATAAATATTTGTATATCTTTTTGTGTAAATTTATATTCATATACTTCATTTTCTAATAAAAATAATGAATTAATAATACAATTATCATCTATTTTTTCAACAATTATTTTTAAATTATATAATCTATCATTTAATTTTTGTTTGACAGATACATTTTGTATAGTACTAACTTTATTTAACTCTTTGGTTATTATATGTAATACTTCTTCTTTTTTAATTTTATAAAAATAAAGTGTTATAAGTGTCCCTCGATTTTCTTCATATTTCTTAAAATTATTTAATTCTTCCAAAGTTTGCAATTCGTTCATAAAATTATTTAATGTTTATTTCTTAAATAATTAAAATATGAAAAAAATAATCAATTTAAATTAATTAAATTTAATTGATAGTAGAATATTGATTATAATCTGTATTTTTTCCATTAAAAAAGTTAGCATTTACATTCATATTTTCGGCATCGTTAAAATAACAGCCAGAATGTTGGTTATTTCCACATGTATTAATATTACTTTCAGCTTGATTAGCAATTCCTAATCCAACTCTTTGGTTTGTTTTTTCACATTTTCCATATTGTGTGGTATATTTACATACTTTCGAAAAAGGTACTTCCACTAATTCTCCACTTTTACATCCATTTTTATTAACAATATAATCTTGATTTATATTTATTATATCTTCAGCATTATTTATTAAAAATTGTCTATAGTCATTACTTGATAATACATTATTGTTTAATCTTATCATATCATTTACAGTACAACTTTGTCTATAATCTGTCATAATTCTTCCATCTGACATTAATGCTGGACAGTCAAAATATTTATTATTACTTGTTTTATTACAATTCATATAATTATAATAAATATTTTAATATTAAAAAAATATTTAATTAAATTAATTTAATTAAATTTTTTATTTTTTATTTTTTATTTTTTATTTTTTATTTTTTATTTTTTATTTTTTATTTTTACTTTTTATTTTTTACTTTTTATTTTTTACTTTTTTTTCCAAAATTTCCTTCCTAGTTTATTTAAAGTAACTACGAATTCTATATCATCCACGCCCTTTTCTATATGTCCTATTTCTAATTTTGACAAACTACTTTTTGGATATTTTTTTGTTGGTTTATCTGCCTTAATCATTGATGGCATTACCTTTTCCATATATTCTAATACATTTTTATTATCATCTTCTTTATCTTGTTCTACTTCTTTATCTTGTTCTACTTCTTTAACTTGTACTACTTCTTTAACTTGTTCTACTTCTTTATCTTCTTCTTCTTTATCTTCTTCTTCTTTAACTTGTTCTACTTCTTTAACTTTTTCTTCTAAATCTTCTAATTTTTGACTTTCTTCAATAATTTTATTTATAATATCTTCTTCATCAGAATTATCATCAGAATCTATATCTTCAATATTAACAGAATTATCATCAGAATTATCATCAGAATCGTCATCAGAATCGTCATTATTATCATCAGAATCGTCATCAGAATCGTCATCAGAATCGTCATCAGAATCGTCATCAGAATCTTCATTATTATCATCAGAATCCTTGTTATTATCACCTGAATTGTCATCAGAATCTTCAACAGAATTTTCTTGATTATCACCTGATTTTTCATCATCTTCGTCGGAATCTTCGTCAGAATCTTCATCATATTCATCATTGTTATCACCATCATTTAATGGAAACATTAAATCATCTGAATTCATATATTTATTTGATTTTTGGAATTGATTTAATATATTTTCTAAATTTGGCTGAGACTGTGAAGGAATATCATTAATTATTTTCTCAAGTGATGAAACTTTATCTTTAAGAGATAATATATTACTCTCACATATATTAATATTATTTTTATTTCTTCTTGAATCACTTGAAATATAATATAACATAATTAATATAATTATTAATAAAATCAGTACTGTTATTGTAATTAGATTGAATATCATTTATTTAAATATGAGCTATATTTTTAAATACTTTTTTAAACGACATTATATTATTCCTATATAATATAATGAATTATTTTCAACCAACTTATTTAAATTTAATATATAAATATCAAACTTCAATAAATAAAAATACAGAGAATAAAGAAAATAATAAGATAGATATTATAAAAATTACTAATAACGAACTTTTTAGTAATTATACATTAATTTATAAAAGATTTTTTATCATTTTACTTATTTTACTTATTTTTTATTTTATTTATTTTATTTATTTTTAATTTATTTTTAATTTTCTTTATTTTTAATTTTCTTTATTTTCTTTATTTTCTTTATTTTCGATTTT